CATCTAATACTTTTCAAGCATCAAATATTCCTGTAGGAAGTGCAGAACTAAGAGAGAAAATAAAAGTTTTCGGTCTTGATGCTCAGTTAGAAACAATAGAACTTGCAGAATCAAAAGTAGCTCAAATAATAAATGACGAAACTAAAACAGTTGATGCCGCTGTTGCTAATGCAGATGAAAAAGACAAAAACGGATCGGCACCAGTAGGACCAGGAACACCAAGTCCTAGAAGAGATTCAGAAACACCAAATCTAATTCAAAATCCGTTAGAAAAGTTTTCAACAGTTAGTTCGTTATGGACGATGGCTGTGCTAACACCAATGCAGTATAATGATCCAAGTTCTTATAGGACAGGAGATCTAGGATTTGCAGGACAAGATTTTGAAGGTGGTGGCATAACAGTTAAATCCGGAATTGTTTTTTCTGCCGCAGGGCGTGGCGACAAATATAGAACAAAAATCCAAGGTGGCAAATCACCTGAATATTTTGTTGACAACTTTAAAATGACCACAGTAATGTCAGCAACAAAAAACACAGGTAATACAAATGCAATTAACTTTGAATTTGATATATTTGAACCATACAGCATGGGATTGTTATTGGAGTCGTTGCAAGTTTCTGCACTTAAAGCAGGGTATCCTAACTACCTAGATGCTCCGTTTGTATTGCGTTTAGACTTTGTAGGATTCAGTGCAGATGGAACAGAAGAAAAAGTTATAAACAAAGAAGGATTAAATCCAAAGTACTTTGTAATGAAACTAAAGAGAGTTACTTTTGATACAAACGAATCAGGAACCAACTACAAGGTTCAAGCGTTTCCTTACAATCATTCTGCTTACTTGGACACAGTTAATATGCTGTTTAATGATATTTCAGTTACTGCTCCGGAAAAAGGTACAGTTGAAGAAATGTTAAAAACAGGACCTAAGAGCTTAGAGAAAGTACTTAATGATAATGAAAAATTGTTAATAGAATCAGGAGCATATTCAATTCCAGATGTTTACATCATTGATTTTCCTGAGAAGTCGACAGACTTTGTAACAGGTGCTAGAGCAACAGCTTCTGAAGAATCACCAAATCCTTTTGCAACAGTAGACGCAGACAACCCCCCACCAGGCGGTTTTAAAGCATTTGGAAAAAATGCATCACCTGCTCAAACAACTTTATCATCTTTCGAATCTAATCATATAGGAAAATCAACGTTTGGTTTTGATTCAACATCAGGTGGTAACTTTAACTGGGAAAGTTCTGCAATGTATAGAGCAGGAGATTCTAAGTACAATGAAGAAACAGGTCGTATTGATCGTTATAAAATGCAATTAGATCCTAAACAGCGTGAATTTTTCTTTACACAGAAACAGCCCTTAACTGATGTTATTACACAGACTATATTAAGTTCAAGATATGCAAAAGACGCTATTAGCGGAACTCCTGATAACCATAACCTTACACCAGAAGGATATATTAAGTGGTTTAAAATTGATGTTCAAGTAGCGTTCTTAGATTACGATCCACAGATAGGAGACTTTGCTAAACAATATACATTTAGAATTGTTCCATATTTTGTGCATCACAGTATTTTTAAAGCGCCTGGCGAAGGAGTTGACACAGCAGCATTACAAAAAACAATTGCTAAAAGATACGACTACATATATTCAGGACAAAACGTTGACGTACTTAAATTTGATATCAAGATTAATAATTTATTCTTTGCAGGTTCTCGACCAACCCCCGAAGCTAATACTACAGGTGAAGTTAACAAGAATATTAACGGTACAGGTACTAACACAACATTAACTACAAACACTCCAGAGGGTACAGCAGAAGCAAAAGCACCTAATCTAGGTAAGAAAAAACTAAAACGTGATGTATCTATATTACACGAAAGTCAGAAAGGTGGTAGCGGATTCAAAGATGTTGAACAATTGGTTGCTGAAAATTTCCAGAAAGCATTTATTGACAACAGCGCAGGTGACTTGATTACAATTGATTTAGATATACTCGGCGATACGTACTGGATGGTTGAAAGCGGCCAAGGAAATCACATAGACGGAGCAGCACCACGTTCGCAGACAACTGATGGCGGAGAAGCTAATTACACAGGAGGCGAAATTTATATCTTTATTAGTTTTAGAACGCCTGTTGATACAAATACTGACACTGGACTTTATGAATTCGCAAATGAAAATCCAAGTCCTTTTAGCGGAATTTATAAAGTATTGAAATGTGAAAGTGAATTTAAAGGCGGGCAGTTTACACAAAAACTTAGATGTATTAGAATGTCAGGTCAACCAATTGATTACGGTGGTAAAATTCCAGATGGTTCTAAAGAAGGATTTCAAACAGAAATTGGTTCCGCACAAAAAGAAAAAACAGAAGTTGGAGAAACTCCTCCACCAGTAAAAGTTGATAGGACAATAACAATTGAAGAAGTAGAAAAAGCAGGAGAGCAGTTTGCTAATAATGTTCTTGCTAAATTTGGCTTAAACTTAGATAGTATAGAAAAATTTGCTGCAAAATTACCTAAAGGTGATGGCGAGTTTAAATCTAAACCTAAGAAACCTGTCCTAAAAGAATATAGAAAACAAGCCAACGGTTCATTAGTTAACTTTAATATTGATAGAACCAAACCATTTACAGAAAGTAAAGATAGAGATGGAAATACTATTAGAGTTTATGATCCTAAAATACTTGACGGAGTTAAAACTTAATGCCAGTTGAAAAGAGAACCAGATATAATACTCAGGCAGGAGCATTAGGCTCAGGTGCTTATCTTGCTACAGTAATTGATGTACTTGATCCTACATTCAATGGTAGACTAAAAGTTTCGTTACTCAGAGAATCTGGTAACGCAGGTAACGTTGACGGACAAACATATCTTGTAAATTATGCATCTCCATTCTTCGGACACACACCATACGAAGCATTAGGAATGAACAAAGACGACTTTAAAGATACACAACAAAGTTATGGTATGTGGGCAGTTCCACCAGATGTTGGTGTAACCGTTATGGTAATGTTTATTGAAGGTAATCCTGCATCAGGTTATTGGTTTGCATGTGTTCCTCCAAGGTTTGCAAATCACATGGTACCTGCTATTGGTGCAGCAGATACAGAACCAACAGGTGCTAGGGGTGAAGATCAAACAAGTAATAGAGCGTCATTAGCTGCATTATCAGAAGATGACAAGAAAAAGTTCAATACAAAAATGCCTTTGCCAGTTGGTGAAATTAACAAACGAATAAATGGCCAAGGAGATCAACAAATTGATGCTGAAAAGATTCCAAAGCCCGTACATCCTATAACAGATAGATTTTTCTTCCAAGGATTATTAGAAGATGATGTAAGAGGGGTTACTACTACATCTAGTAGACGTAATAATCCTAATGCAGTATTTGGTATTAGTACTCCAGGTCCTTTAGACTACGGTCCAAACGGTAAACGCATGAGGCGTGGTACAAAAGAAAATCTAAGTGTTGAAATTCCTGTTACAAGATTAGGCGGAACACAGTTTGTCATGGACGATGGTGATGATCGTTACATTAGAAAATCTTCACCACAAGACGGACCAGTAGAATATGTTGAAGCAACAGATGCAAATCCTAACGTAGGATTACTTGACTTGCCATATAATGAGTACACAAGACTTAGAACAAGAACAGGCCATCAACTTCTTTTACATAATTCAGAAGATTTAATTTACATAGGTAATGCAAAAGGAACTTCATGGGTTGAGTTAACATCTAATGGTAAAGTAGATGTGTTTGCGAACGACAGTGTAAGTGTTCACTCAATGAATGATATTAATATTAAAGCAGATAGAGATATCAACATGGAAGCTGGTCGTAATGTAAACATTAAAGCAACCGCTGAATATCAAGCACCTGACAGTTTACATCAAGATGCAAAAATTGAAGATGCTCTTAAACAAGAAAATGGTAGAGTACAAATAGAGAGTGCATTTAACACTAATATATTAATTGGTGCTAACGGAAAAATTGAAACAAGAATGTATACAAATGCAGAAGATCTTCCTCTTTCTGGAGATTTAGATATTTCAGTTGCTGGCAACCACAGACACTTCGTTGGCGGAACTACTGATATTCAAACAATTGGTGATAGATCAGATACACAAGCAAACTGGGATATTAATACAGGCGGTTACAATTACTTAACATCAGGCGCAAATACAGAAGTTGCATCAGGCGGAGACATCATTATGTCAGCAAGTCCTAACATACACCTTAACGGTCCAGCTGCAACAGGAGCAGCACAAGCTGACACAGCATTAACAATTACAGATTTAATTAAATACGATAACCCATTAGTAAACCCATTAAAAGACTGGGCTACTACAAAATGGCAAGACGGAACAATAACATCTATCATGAGGCGTGTTCCTATGCATGAGCCGTGGTTACTGCATGAAAACCAAGCACCTCAGTTTGTTACAGCACTAGCAACAGATAGAGAGGAGAAACAAGATGGCTAAGTTATACAATCAAAAAACTGTATCAGCAAACCAAGCATCAGTAGGGCAGGTAGGCGCAAAAAGTTATGCGTATAAAGGATTTAGTTCAGCAAATGCAGTTGATAACTTCAAGCTCTATGATATAGATTTAGTAAAACAAGATATTATCAATCACTTTTATATTAGAAAAGGTGAAAAATTAGAAAATCCAAACTTCGGAACTATTATTTGGGACATGATATTTGAGCAATTTACACCACAAGTTAAAGAAATGATTGCTAAAGATGTACAAGATATTATCAATTATGACCCAAGAATACAGGTAAATGCTGTAGGAGTAGACAGTACCGAACAAGGAATTAGAATCGAAGCCGATGTAACATATATACCGTTCAATGTTAGCGAGAGAATGAAGTTTAATTTCGACAGAGATAACTCCGTTATAAACTGATCATATTATATACATGGGTAAATACAGTATAGGAACCAATAATGAGCACAACGTCAAGACAAAATAATTTATTACTTAACGAAGACTGGACACGTATATACCAGACTTTCGCTAATGCTGATTTCAAATCTTATGATTTTGAGAATCTAAGACGTGTGATCATCACCTATCTAAGAGAAAACTATCCAGAAGATTTTAACGATTATATTGAAAGCTCAGAGTACCTTGCACTAATTGATGCTATTGCTTTTCTAGGACAAAGTTTATCCTTCCGTATTGATTTAGCAAGTAGAGAAAACTTTATTGAACTTGCTGAGCGTAAAGAAAGTGTACTACGTATTGCTAAAATGCTTAGTTACAATGCAAAGCGTAACATGCCAGCAAAAGGCTTACTTAAATTTACATCAGTTTCAACTACAGAACAGTTACTTGACAGTAATGGACGTAACCTAGCAAGTCAAACAATTAAATGGAACGATCCAACTAATACAAACTGGGCAGAACAGTTTGTTTTGCTTCTTGATGCTGCTATGTCTGATAACACAAAGTTTGGTAGAAGCCAAGGAACAGATGTTATTCAAAGCATTCCAACAGAACAATATAGATTTAGAACTGCTAGTACTGATGTGCCAATGTTTACTTTTTCAAAAACTGTTGCAGGTAGACAAATGGTGTTTGAAATTTTAAGTACAACATTCAAAGGTGCAGAAGAGATTTACGAGGAAGCACCTACACCTGGTAACCAACTAGGATTTCTTTACAGACAGGACAACAAAGGTCCAGCAAGTCCTAATACAGGATTTTTTATACACTTCAAACAAGGTTCTTTGGAGTTAGCAGACTTTACAATTGATGCGCCATCAACAAATGAAAAAGTTGCAGTTGATGCAAAAGGAATTAACAACGATGACGTTTGGTTGTTTGAATTACTTGCAAACGGAAGCCAAGCTCAAGAGTGGACAAAAGTATCAAGCCTTACAGGAAACAATATTGCTTATAATAGCTTGACTGGAGATATCAGAAATATTTACGGTGTAGAAACTAAACAAACCGATATGATTGATTTAACTTTTGCTGACGGTGTGTATGGTAACTTACCTAAAGGTTCTTTTAGAACTTATTATAGAATTAGTAATGGATTAAGTTATACGATTTCACCTAGTGAAATGAAAAACGTTAATATCTCAGTTGAGTATATTAACCAAGCAGGCATTGCACATACATTAACAATTGGAATGGCGTTACAGTCAACTGTTGCAACAGCAACTCCTACAGAGTCAGTTGCATCTATTAAAAAGAATGCACCTGCAAATTATTACACACAAAATAGAATGATTACTGGTGAAGATTATAATCTTGCACCTCTATCAACATCACAAAACATTTTAAAAGTAAAAGCATCAAATAGAACATCAAGTGGTTTATCACGTAACTTTGATCTTATTGATGCAAGTGGAAAATATAGTTCTGTTAATGTATTTGGTACAGACGGTTATATGTATAAAGAAGAAGATGAAAAGTCACTTGCTTTTAAATTTACAAACAGATCAGACATTATTAACTTTATTAAACAAAAAGTAGAAGGTGTCTTTACAGAAACAGATGTATACAATTTTTACTTTACAAAATACGACAGCATTTTATTTACAAGCGATAATATTGTATGGAATGCGTCTACAAACGGTATTAATCAAGGTACTGGTTATTTTAAAAACAAAGTTGATTTATCGCTACTTAAAGTAGGCACGTATTCTACTAATAACTTAAAGTACATTACAGCAGGAGCAAATGTTAAATTTGTTGCCCCAGAAGGCAAGCACTTCATGCCTGACGGAACACTTATGAATGGCGCTGCTGATCATGCTGGTGCAACGGATTTTATCTGGACAAAAGTTATTAGTGTTGCAGGTGACGGAACAAACGCAGGCACAGGAGCCAATGCAAAAGGCATTGGACCTATTGTGTTTAATGATAATATACCTTCAGATGCAGTTGCTTCAAGAATTGTTCCTAAGTTTGTAACAGATCTTTCAGATGCACTTGAATCGTCAATGGTTAATCAAGCCTTTGCAAATTTAAACTTTGGGTTGAGATACGATGATACAGATTCTAGTTGGAAAATTATTCAAAATCAAAACTTAGACTTAACTTCACCATTTAGTTTAGGTAAATCAGGTGACGTAACAAATAATAACCTAGATAGTTCTTGGATTATGGCATTTGTAAAAGACAACGATCAATATATTGTACGAACACGTACACTTAACTATGTGTTTGGTAGTAAAAAGCAAAATAGATTTTACTTTGATAAAAATGAAAAAGCATATAACAGTTTAACAGGTAAGGTTGAAAAAGATGTTGTAAATGTTTTAGGTATTAATTCTAAAAATGTTGGCACAGGATCTTTAGTACAAGATTATCCATTTGAAGTTGCAGATGTAATCAAGTTTGACGACGGTTATGAAAGTACAAAAGAAATTAGATTAGGATTTAGAGATTCTGATCAAGACGGTGTTATTGACAATCCAGAGTCATTTGTTAATGTTGTCGGTGAAGATCTTGATTTAAAATTTCTTTTCTTTAAATCAGAGAAAGATAATTATGGTACGACAGTATTCAACTTAGTTGACCCAGCAGTAACTCCTATCTTAGTAATTGAAAAAGAATCATTGGTTAATGTTAACAATTATACAGATGGGCAGTTAATATACTTTTATGATAGTGCAGAAAACAGAGTTAAACGTGTTGACAGTACAACTAATACACTTATATTAGATCCTACATACAGAGCAAATATTGGTAGAGACAATATTAAGTTTCAATACACACATTCAGCCAGCGAAGATAGAAGAATTGATCCTAGTGTAACAAACATTATTGACCTTTACCTTCTAACTAGATCTTATGATACAGAATTTAGAAATTTTCTAGCAGGTGCTCGTACAACAGAGCCGACTGCACCGACAAATGACGAACTTAGGGTAACGTTTGGTACAGGACTAAACGCTATTAAGTCGATCAGTGATGAAGTTGTTTACCATCCTGTGAAGTACAAAGTGTTGTTTGGCAGTACTGCTGATACTAAGGTACAAGCTCAGTTTAAAGTAGTTAAAAATCCTACAAGAAATCTTAACAATAATGATTTAAAAGTAAGAATCATAACAGCAATGAATCAGTTCTTTGATGTTAATAACTGGGACTTTGGAGATAGATTCTATCTAAGCGAACTTTCAACTTACATACTAAATGTAGTTTCGCCTGATATATCAAATTTTGTTATATTGCCAAGACAGCCATCACAGGCATTTGGTAGCCTGTTTGAAATACAAAGTAAACCAGACGAAATTTTTGTTAGTGGTGCCACTGTTGATGATATTGAAATTGTAGCAAGTATTACTGCTGCCGAAATTAGTTCCAGCACAACAACTATAACAGTTGGCTCAACGGCAAATACCACATCTAGTTCATCCAGTCCTAGTTCATCCAGTTCTAGTTCATCCAGTTCTAGTTCATCCAGTTCTAGTTCATCCAGTTCTAGTTCATCCAGCTCTAGTTCATCAAGTTCTTCTAGCAGCGGAGGTTCTAGTTACTAATGGCAGATAACAAAAAGTTTCCTAACAGTGAAATACCTATTAGAAAAAGTAAAGACTTACTACCTAATGTCTTTCAAACGCCAGCCAATGATAAATTTTTATCAGGTGTACTTGATCCACTAGTTCAACCAGGTGTTGTTGATAAAACTGTAGGTTACATCGGTAAGCGTTACGGAAAAACATTTACTGGTAAAGATGTTTATCTTGATACAGATCAAACTCTAAGAAGTCGCTATCAACTTGAGCCAGCGGTTACGGTTGAAGAAAACCAAGAAATTTTAAAGTTTAAAGATTATATTGATCTTAAAAGCATGATCGAATTTTTCGGTAATGCTAATGAGAGAGATGATAAAACTACAGAGCAGGAACACTACAGCTGGAACCCACCTATTATATGGGACAAGTTTGTTAACTATAGAGAATACTATTGGATTCCTGGAGGTCCACCATCTATAGATGTATACGGACAAGCAGCAAATATTCAAAGTACATATAAAGTAGGAACAGGAATAAACAGTTGGATAGTTACACCAGATAGCGTAACTAACAATCCCGACATTACTTTGTATAGAGGGCAAGAGTACAAATTTGAAATTAATTCTCCCGCAGAAGGTTTCTATATTAGAAATAATTACGACACAGGTTCATTAGAATTTAATGCTAACAAAGCATATTTTCCAGGAGAACTAGCAGTATTCGATAAACAACTTTGGAAGTGTGTTAATGAAACTAGTCCGTTAGACGGAAGCAGTATTACAATTGATTCACAAGATTGGAAACTAGTTTCAAATGATGCAGGCTTTGCATCACTACTATACAATGATGGAGTAGAAGGTAACGGCGCAAAAGTAGGAACAGTTACATTTAAAGTTCCACAAAACTCACCAGATATTTTATATTATCAAAGTGATGTTACTCCTAATAGACTAGGAAGATTTATTATTGCGGATATTGACACAAATACTTTTATTGATGTTGATAAAGAAATTGTAGGTAAAGTAAATTACACAACAGCAGATGGACTTGAATTTACAAACGGTTTAGTTGTAGAGTTTAGAGGACAAGTACAGCCGTCTAAGTATGCAGAAGGACAGTGGTTAATTGAAGGTGTAGGAAGTGAAATTAAATTAATTAGATTTGCTGACTTAGTACCACCGCCATTAGACACAGACTCTCCTGATATACTATTTGACAATCAAGGATTTGATACACAGCCTTTTGACGATGCGTCACAGTATCCTGGTAATAAAGATTATATTACAATTTCTAGAAACAGCCAAGACTCAAACCCGTGGTCCAGATATAATAGATGGTTCCACAGAACTGTTTTAGAGTCAGCATACAAACTTAGAAATCAAGACTTTGATTCGTTGGAGTCAGCTAGAGCTAAAAGACCTATTATTGAATTCCTTCCTGATATACAATTATATAATCACGGTGGCGTTGCAAAACAAACAGTTGACTATGTAGATACATTTACAGATGATGTCTTTTCTAAAATTGAAGGTTCGCAAGGTTATAACATTGATGGCGAATTTTTGTTTGAAGGTGCAAGAGTTTTAGTTATTGCAGATACAGATAGTCTAGCAAACAATAGAATTTATGAAGTAAAGTTTGTAAGACACAACAATACAACACAAATTAACTTAAAAGAAACTACTGATACATTGTCAGCATTTAACGAAGGCGTATTAGTAAGACGAGGTACAGTTAACTCTGGTAAGATGTATCATTATGACGGGTCGACTTGGAAACGTAGTCAAGAAAAAATTAGTGCTAACCAAGCACCTAAATTTGAATTGTATGATTCTACAGGAGTTGCATTTTCAAACGAAACTACATATCCTGTATCAAGTTTTGTAGGTAGTAACCTTTTAGGTTATAAGATTGGTAGTGGTGTTGTAGACACAGAATTAGGATTTGCATTAACATATGCAAACATTAATAACGTAGGTGATATTGTATTTGATTGGAGTTTTGAAACAGAAAAATTTGTTTACACATTATTGCAAAAACAATATACCAAGAACACCAACACAGGATTCTATAAAATTAATGGAGTATATGCTAACGGTTGGATAGCAACTGATAAAACTTACATACAGCCAATTATTGATCAGTATACATTTAATACAGCAGATTCAATAGGAATATTTAATACTGTTGATTGGGAAACACTTCCAAGCGATGCACTAATTAATTTTTATCTAAATGGCGAGTATATTACTAATACATATACTAGAAGTGCAAATCAATTTACGTTTGATAGAACATTTAGTATAAATGATGTGCTATCTGTAAAAGTAGTTGCAGCAGTTAAGCCTGATCAAGGTTACTATCAAATACCAGCAGGGCTAGAAAAAAATCCTCTCAACGAACAGTTAAAAACATTTACACTAGGACAAGCAACTGACCATTTAAAATCATCTCTTGAATTTGATAGGAGAGTTGTAGGATCTGTTCCAGGAGTTTCAAACCTAAGAGACGTAGACGGTTATCAGAAGAACTCAACAAGATTTATGAAGCACTCAGGCTTCGCAGCAGTTTCTACGTTACTGGTCAATGATAAAGATGTTAACATTGTAAAGTCTGTTAGATATGCTAAAAAAGCATATACAATTTTTAAACAAAATATTATTAAGAAAGCAACCGAAGTTGACTTTAACGAGAATACTTCAGACTTTTTAGATAATATTATAGAAAATATTACAAAAACTAAAACTATCGAAAGTCCTTTTGCAGACACAGATATGATAGGTGCTGGAGCATTTACTAAAACTGAATATGTAGTTGATGATCCTGGTATTAAGAATTTTACACTTAATGAAAATTTTGATTTAGAAACATTAAGTAGGAAAGCAGCATATGTTTACCTTAACGATGTACAACTTATTGTTGGAAAAGATTACGAAGTTAATGGTGCGTTAGGCTTTATTACAATAACAGGAACTCTTGTACCAGGTGATAGAATTGAAATAAGAGAATATGTATCAACAGCATTTAGCCATGTGCCACCAACTCCTAGTTCTTTAGGACTTTATCCTAAGTATGAGCCTACAAAATATTTAGATGATACTTATAGAGTACCTAAAAATATAATCCAAGGACATGATGGAAGTAAAACTACAGCATACGATGATTATAGAGATGACTTACTTTTAGAATTTGAAAAACGTATTTTTAATAATATTAAACAAGAATATGATCCTGAAATCTTTGATGTACAAAAAGCGTTAGGTGGATATTATGGTAATAGTACATTTACAAAAGAAGAACTAGATAATGTAATTAATCAAGAGTTTTTATCTTGGGTACAAAATACTAACCTAGGTTATACAACAAATGATTATTTTGTAGATACAGAACCATTTACATATACATATTCTAACATGACTGATCCTACAGGCAAAGAAAACTTGCCTGGATATTGGAGAGGTGTTTACAAACACTTCTACGACACTGATAGACCTCATACACACCCTTGGGAAATGTTAGGCTTTAGTATTAAACCTAGTTGGTGGGATACAGAATATGGTGTTGCACCTTACACAAACGGTAACTTAGTATTATGGGAAGATATTGCACAAGGTAAAATTGCTCAAGGTACACGAGCAGGAATATATCCAAGATATGCTAGAACAACTATTTTAAATCATATTCCTTGTGATTGTGATGGTAAACTTGTTGATCCGTTAACATCAGGTCTTGCAGGAAACTTCCAGCTTGTTAATAACAGAGGACCATTTAAATTAGGCGATGACAGTCCAGTTGAAAACGCATGGAAAACAAGTTCAGAATATGCTTTTGCAGTAACAACAGCATTAGCATTGTTAAAGCCATTTGATTATTTAATATTAAACTTTGATAGATCTGTAACTAAAAGAAACATTATAAATCAGTTAGTAAATGTAACATCAGATACATTCTTAACACCAACAGATTTAAAATTTCCTGTAGCAGGAAAAACACAAGTTGCAGGACTTGCAATGTACATTGCTTCTTATATTAAGTCTAAAGGTGCTTCTGTTGCTGAAGCACAAAAGAACATTGATTGTATTAATGTTAGACTAAGTTCAAGAGTAAGCGGGTTTGTTGATAAACAACAGCAGAAGTATTTGCTTGATAGTAAAAATCCTAGTTCAGCAAGTGCAAGTGTGTTTATTCCACCAGAAAACTATGACATTATCTTTAACGTAAGTTCGCCAATAAGCTCAGTAACATACAGTGGCGTTATCTTTGAGAAAACTACACAAGGTTGGGTAGTTAATGGGTACGATGACATTAATCCTTACTTTAATACATTTGAAACATTCCCACAACAAAAAGATCCTGTTATATCTGTTGCAGGAACTTCAGAACCATTTGCAACATGGGAAAAAGAAAAAAGATTTAATAACGGCGGTATTGTTGAATACAGAGGATCATTTTATAGAGCAACACAAACATTTACCTCTGGAGAAACGTTTGATAAAAGTAACTTAGTACAGCTACCTGACTTACCAGTTGCAAATGCTGTTACTGCTCAACAGCGTAGAAATTTTAATACTTTCAAAGTTAAGAAAGTAAGTTACGGAACAGAATACAATACTATACAAGACGTTGTTGACTTCTTGTTAGGATATCAAGCACACTTAAAAAGTTTAGGTTTTAACTTTGCAAATTACGATGGAACTAATCAAGTAGTACAAGACTTTGTAACAGCATCAAAAGAATTTATGTATTGGACAGTCCACAACTGGGCAGTAGGTTCTGTGCTATCAGTTAGTCCAGGTGCAACGAATATGGACGTTAAACTAGCAGTTGGGGTTGCTGATAATTTACTAGATAGTTTTTATGACTACAGTGTTTTAAAAGCAGACGGTTCAGCAATAGATCCTAAGTTTATAAACGTTTCGAGAGACTTTCAAAACATATCGATTAGTACAACAAATACAACTGAAGGTATCTACTTACTAAAACTAAATTATGTTTTAAAAGAACACGTTGTTGTGTTTGACGATAAAACAGTTTTCAATGATACTATCTTTGATAAAGCAACAGGTTATAGACAAGAAAGAATTAAAGCTCAAGGATTTAGAACAACAGATTGGGACGGTGATTATACTAGCCCAGGTTTCTTATTTGATAATGTATCATTTGCAACCTGGACACCTTACTACGATTATAAGTTAGGCGACATTGTATCTTATAGAGCATACAAATATACTGCAAGAGGTAACCATACTAGTGGTGAAGAGTTTAATGATGCTAATTGGACACAACTAGATTCAGAACCTGAAAAGCAACTTATTCCTAACTTTGATTACAGAATTAATCAAATTGAAGATTACTTTGATGTAGCATCTGAAGGCTTAGGAAAAAGCCAAAGAGATCTTGCAAGACATACTGTAGGATATCAAAGCAGAACATATTTAGAAAACTTATCCGAAGATCCAACAACACAATTTAAATTGTATCAAGGATTCATTAGAGAGAAAGGTACACCTAATGCAATTACCAAATTATTTACAAAACTAGGTGATAATACTTCTACTGCTGCTGTTGACTTAAATGAGGAATGGGGTTTCAGACTAGGACAGATAGGCGGCGTTGATCAATCAGAAAGACTTGAAATTAGACTAGACACTGACAAATTTAAATTAAATCCTCAACCTGTATTAGTTGAAGCATCAGCACAAGATAAAGTTGATAGATACTATAGAGTTGATTCTACTAACTTTGAATTTGGTCCTACGCCATTTACAACAGCAATTAATCCTGTTAGTTATGATTCTAAGCCTATGTTAACACCAGGGTATGTAGCAGTAGGCCAAACAGACTTTACAGTTACAAACAGAGATGAAATATTAAATCTTGCAATTGCATCAGTACAAGACAATAATCATATATGGGTTACATTCGATGGACCTTCATGGACTGTTCTTAGAGCAAATACAGTATACGATTTAAAAATTACAAACTTAGAAAGTAATGATGATAACGAAGTAATTTTTACTTTTGAAAAAACACACTTGCTGAAAGTTGATGATATATTTGGTATCAAAACAATAGCAGGCTTAAATCAGTTTTGGAAAGTAAAAGCAGCAACAACTAATACAGTTACAGTACAGCATACAGAAAAGTATGATGCAGATCAAGGATTTGAGCCTAGCACAGGTGCTTATCCTATGTTACTAACAGAATCACGTTTTACTACTTACGATGATATTGATGCAGAAAAGTTAGCACTATTAAGTGACGGGGCGAAACTATTTGTAGATTCAAATGTCAATTCACGTTGGGAAGTTGTTGAAAAGAAAAAACAGTTTACAGGTAAGAAAATTATTGACTTTGGTATCATCGATCCAACAAGTGTTGGTACAAAAACAGTTTACAGTGATACACTTAAACAAGTTATAGTTGGTATACCTGATGTAGCAAGGGTAGGAGTTTATATTCAAGGTGCAACTGGTCTATCGTCTAAGCAATTGCTTGAACCACCAACATGGTTAACAACAGATGTTACAGGATCGTTTGGTCTTGAACTAGCACTAAGCCCAGATAGCAATTGGTTAATGGTTGGCGCACACACAGCAAGTGGTATTCCTAGTAGATACAAAGGGCTGTTTGATGTAAACGCAAACTACATAGTCAACGATATTGTTTTATTCTCAGGAAGACTTTACAAAGCACAAGATAATATTAATGGTGATGGTAGTACTATTGATGTATACAGCAACGAATGGGTTGAAGTACAAAAAATTGAAGCTGAACAAGATGGTTCAAATACAGGCGGTTTTGAAACAGGGGTAATATTCATTTACCAATACCAGTCTCAACAGTGGAACTTACATGACATACAAGTAAGTCCTAGAACTTATGACAACGAAAGATTTGGTCAGAAGATTGCAGTTAGTCAAGCAAGTAGTACAGGACCTTATTACATGTCAGTATCAGCACCTGGCTCACAAGATGCAAAAGGTCGTGTGTATCTTTACACATATGATACAACAGATGGCTGGCACTTAGACTACAATAAAAATTACAAAGGCATTTATGCTGCTGATGATTCTACTTTTTATCCTAAGGATTCAATTGTATTTTCAAATGGTGATATGTGGAAAGCATTAGTTGACAATGTTGCAGACGGAAGTTCATTAACAACTGGATCAAATGATTGGGTACTACTAGACGAAGTAACAACAGGTGCTTCGCTTCCAATGTCAATTGCAACTAACGATGATGGCTCAACACTTGATGCTGGACTACTTGATGATCAACAACTTACTGAATTAATTAAAGTAGATGATCGCTTTGGTACTTCTATAGCAATGAACTATGACGGAACAGTACTAGCAGTAGGCGCACCTAACAGTGATGGACAATATTTTACAAACTATAAAGGCCACTGGAGACCTAACTACGAATATGCACAAGGAGATACAGTTAAGTATCAGGGCGGGTATCATCAGTTACAAAATCTAGGACCAAGTGCAGTAGGTGCAGATAGTACAATCAGAAGTTACAACGAAGCACCAGATGCTGGCGAACCTTGGGTTAACGTGGGTGACAGTACAAGTGTTGCTTCAGGTAAAGTTTACATTTACAAAAAGAACACTGCTGGAGTTTATAGATTACTACAACAAATAAACGCAGATGCTTTACCATACCTAAGTGATCTTGATCCAAGCGAAGTAATTAGTTCAGGTGATAAGTTTGGTTATGCAATTGGCTTAGACTATTCAGGTAATACATTAGTTGTAACTAGTCCATTAGCAGACAAGAACTTCCAGAATCAAGGTAGTGCTTATGTATTCAAGTTTGATACTGACTCAACAGAATTTGCTTATAGACTAAAACAAAAATTAACAAGTTATTCAGATTATCCAAATGAAATGTTTGGCCAAGATATTTCAATATCAAGCGGCACAGAAATAATTGCAATTGGTGCAACTAACTCTCCGTATGTATTGCAAACTAGATTTGATGCTTCACAAACATCATACGATAGTAATAGAACTACGTTTAGAGACTTTGATGGGTTTGCTGGGGCAGTATATGTATTTGAGAAAAAGGGTACAAATGAGAAGTTCTTCTTATCAGAGAAAATTGACGAAGCACTTTCTTTAAATGAATCATTTGGATTTAGTTTATATGCTACAAGAAATGCTATAGTAGTTGGATCACCCAACTTTATATCACCTGCACCGCACGGAGTTGACATTGCATTCGATGGACCTAAAACAGGTACAGTTAGATTATTTGAAAAAACTGAAGGACAAAATTCACTAAACATTATTGGCTCACAACCACAGACAGTTGACATTGATAAGTTTAAACGTATTTCATTATACGATACAGAAGATGATACAAAAATTCTTGATTTAGAAATCTTTGATCCAGCTAAAATGAAACTGTTAGCAGAAGCAGAAAGAGAGCTTTCATACAAAGTGCCTTATGATCCTGCAATTTATACAACAGGAACAGCAGAAGGCGCAGTTGTCGACGATTCAATTTGTTGGAAGACTAAAAACGTAGGTAAATTATGGTGGGATATTTCAACTGCTAAATGGTTTGACTATGAGCAAGGTGAAGTATCATACAGAGTAGGTGCTTGGGGAGCATTGGCTCCTGGCGCATCAATTGATATTTATGAATGGGTACAGTCTAAATTACTACCGTCAGAGTGGGCATTGGTTGCAGATACTAACGAGGGGTTACCACTAGGCATATCAGGACAACCTTTGTATGCAGACGATAGTGCTTATAGTGTGAAAGCAGAATTTAATCCTAATACAGGAGAACAAACAGAAATTTATTATTACTATTGGGTAAAAAATAAAGTTACTGTACCAGAAGGCATGCCAGATAGAAGTATATCAGCAGCAGATGTGTTCAACTTAATTAGTGACCCGTCAGCGTTAGGACAAACTTACGCAGCATTTATTGATAAAGATAAGTTCTTGTTGTTTAATTATAAAGCAACGGTAGCAGACGATTCAGCAGTTCTTAATATTGAATACTATACACAACAAGAAAATCAAAATCAAGTACATAACGAGTATCAACTTCTTACTGAAGGAGTTGCAGATAGTCTACCAACAACTTCATTAGAAAACAAATGGATTGATAGTTTAATTGGTTATGATGTACAAGGTAATAGAATACCTGATCCTAAATTGCCAGAAAAACAACGATATGGTGTTAGTTATAGACCAAGACAAAGTATGTTTGTTGATAGAAAGACTTTATTAAAAACTTTAATTACAAACATTAATGCAATTATGCACAAAGAATCATTTGCTGATTCTTTAGATCTTACAACATTAAACTCTGTTGATATAAAGCCAAGTTCTTTATTAAACTTATATGATACAACAGTTGATACTTACACTGAGTTACTTGAAGTTGGTACATCTAGAACCAAGCAGTGTTCATTACGTGCAAATATAGTTGACAATGAAGTTAACTCTATTGATATATTAAGTCCAGGTTTTGGATATAAAATACCTCCTACTATTGAATTCGAAGGTGACGGAACAGGTGCAGAAGCAGTTACTACAATTGATAACCAAGGCAGAGTTAACAGTGTAACAATTACTAATAAAGGTAAACTATATACTTACATTGCTACTAAGCCAAGACAGTTTAGTGTACTTGTTGAAAGCGATTCAACAGCTAATGACTTCTGGAGCATTTATGCTTGGGACGATGTAAGAAAGTCTTGGTACAGAAGTAGATCACAAGCGTACAACACACCAAGATACTGGTCATATGCCGACTGGTGGGACAATGACTTTGGTCCTACTTCAAGGATCATTCAAGAAATTATTAGTGTGTACCAAGAACCAACTATAGATGTTGAAATTGGTGACTTGATTAGAATCAAAGAATACGGTGCAGGCGGTTGGGCAGTGTTTAAGAAAATTACTGATCTCGATGGCGCTGCTATGAACAATTACGAATTAATTGGTAGAGAGTTAGGAACTATACAATTTTCAACATCGTTGTATGATACAACACTAAGTGGTGTTGGATTTGATAATGTAGATTCATATGACATTGATTTTTACGATAAAGAAGTTTCAAACGAACTTAGATTTATTTTAAAAGCATTGAAAGAAGATATCTTGATTGGTAATTATGCAGTTGAGTGGAATAACTTATTCTTTACATCTATTAGATATGTTTTCAAAGAACAAACATACGTTGACTGGGCATTTAAAACTAGTTTCTTAAATGCAACACACAACGTTGGCACATTAAAACAGAAAACTAATTACAAAAACGACAGTCTTGAGAGTTACTTAGATTATATTAACGAAGTCAAACCTTATAGTACAACTGTAAGGGAGTACATTAGTAAGTATGATAACTTAGATATTGCAGATTCTGCAATAGCAGACTTTGATTTACCTCCTTACTACTCAGAAGAGAAGGGTAAAATTATTCCTGTCGAAAGCAATGACGATATACTAGCAACATATCCTTACAAATTTTGGAATGACAATAAAGGATACCAAATTGTAGAAATTAGTATTGCAAGTAAAGGTGCAGATTATACAGAAGCACCTAAAGTATTAATTACAGGCGGCAATGGGTCTGGAGCAAAAGCAAAAGCATATGTTTCAAACGGTAAAGTTACAGGAATTGCGCTAACTGAACATGGCACAGGTTACACATCAACTCCAACAGTTTCGCTTGTAGGCGGTAATGGAACATCACCGTCAGTTGCAAGAGCAGTTGCAGTGCTAGGTAACGGTAAAACACGTTCTATGAGCGTTAATATGAAGTTTGATAGGCTTTCTAAAACAGGTATCTACAATAACTTTACACAAACTGAGTCATTTACTGCTAACGGATCAACTGCGGTGTTTAATTTAACATATCCACCAACTAGAGATAAAGCAAAAATATCAATTATTAATAATGGTCAAGTAGTTCTTAATAACGAATACACTATATCACTGTTTACTTTAGAAACAGATGTGTACAAACAGTTAAGAGGTAAAATTACATTTGTAATTCCGCCTGCCAAAGACGATAATATTACAATTACGTATGAAAAGAATGATGAAATATTAGATAGTGTAAGCAGAATTACAAAATACTACAATCCTTCATCAGGTATGATAGGTAAAGAGCTTGATCAATTAATGACAGGTATTGACTTTGGTGGTGTTCAAGTACAAGGTACTACATTTGATGTTACAGGTGGCTGGGACGCACTTCCTTGGTTTACAGACAGTTGGGATAGTGTCGAAGCAGCAGCAGATTACTACTATGTTGCAGATGGAAGTACAATTGGTGTAACACTTCCTTATGTTCCTACAAACGGACAAGTTATTAACATTTACTTAAAACGTGCAGGTATTGTTGTACCTGACGATATTTCTAATTTACAAACTGAAGAAGGCGTTGATGCTCCACCAACACTTAGAATTGACGATCCTAATTATACAGATGCTTGGGATAGTTCAATAGCAACTAATCCTCATGCACAGATGCCAACATTTATAGGTGACGGCAGCACAAAAGTTGTAGAAGTAGGCGAATATGTTTCAACAAGTCCAGGAGATATCTTAATTTTCCGTCCTGCAGAAAGCGATGGCGCTGTAACTATTAATGATAATAACTTATTAGATACAAAATTATCAGGTGGTACTTTATCAGCAATGGATGGTGCTTATGCAACAGCAACAGGAACAAATGCAGAAGACATTTCAATAGACGGTGGTGAATATAATAGCCCAGATCAAGTACCTGCAACAGAAGAAAACGTACCTGGACAGGTTTTAGACAGTTTAAGTATTAAAGTATTCCATTCAAATCAAGATTCAACAGGTGCTCCAATTAAGTCTAATGTTAGAATAGGTGACGGATCAACATTAACATATCCTATAGGACAAAAAATTATTGAGAATAAGTCAGTAATAGTATATGTTGACGGATTAAAAGTTGAACCAGCAACATACACAGTTAGTGTTACTAATAGTACTATTGAATTTGCAAGTGTTCCAGTAGAAAATTCTAAAATCGAAATAGTTTCAATAGGATTAGGCGGCGTGTCAATACTTGATTATCAAGAATTTATTGCAGACGGTGATACTACATTATTCTTAACTAATGCAAATTACGCTGACACTTCAAATATATTTGTATCAGTTAACGGTGTACAATCTGATACAGGATTTATTGACAGTACAGACTTATTGCCCGACACACCAAACAGAACACTTGTACAGTTTGGTATAAAGCCTGATAGACTAGCAGTAATTAGAATAGTTGCATTTAGTGCAGCAACAGATGTTGATAGTTCATTACAATCTCTAATTAGAGTTAACCAACAAGAGTTTACATATGACGGTAGCACTAAAAGCTATGACTTAGATACATTTGTACAGTTAAGTAGAGATAGTGCATTAGCATCAACTATTGTTGAAGTAAACAACAAAAAATTAAAAAGTGTTGACACAGTTTACAGTGTTTACGATGGTGTAACTAAAAAGTATGTACTAGGTGTTGACCCTATTGCATCAGCAGGTTCTATTGTTCCAAACAATATTAAAGTTTATATTAATAACGAGCTAAAAACATTTATTACAGACTATGTTTACAACGGTACAACAAAAGAGCTTGAGGTTACTGCGGAAAATTTGACGGTCGGTGATGTTATCAAGATTGAAAACAACTTAGGAGCAGAATACTCTGTGATTGGTAATAATATTGTTATCAACGATTCAACAGCACTAACATTAGGTGACACAATTGATGTTACTTGGTTTAGTGAATATCCGTCAATGGATATTGTTAGCGATCAATACACAGGCGGCAAAGCATTTTATCCTATAGCGTTTAAACCATTGGGTGTAAGTTACACTTGGGTTTATAGAAACAAAGAAAAACTAATACAAGACGTTGATTATAGACTAGATGTTAACAAAGGTGTTGTATATATTGAAGGGGCTAATACAGAAACAGATGTTTTTGAAATTATAGCGTTTGGTTCTAATATATTTGCCCTACCAAGTGCTTATCAAGTTAGCAAAGACATGCTAAACATTAATAGATACACTAGATATGCTATCACTGATAGTCTAGTACTAGCAAAAGAATTAACTTACTATGACGAAACTATTACACTTAAAGATGCTTCTTCACTGTTTGAACCTGTTGCAAGTAACAATGTACCAGGCATTATTGAAATCAACGGTGAAAAGATTGAATACATGATCAAGAGCGGTAATGTACTAAGCAATTTGAGAAGAGGTACACAAGGTACAGCAATCAAGACTTTAAGTCCAGTAGGAGAATATGTGGTTGATATGAGTACGGATCAAACTATTCCGTACAAAGATACACAATCAAGAACAGATTTTGTTAGTGATGGAAGTAGTCAGTTAATTGGACCACTACCTTTTGTTCCTAAGCTAAGTACTGTTAGTGATTGGTATCAAGGTACTATTCCAGCAATTTATGGAAGATGTGACTCGATTGAAGTATTTGTTGGCGGTAAGCGATTACGCAAAACATATATAGATCAGTATAATGAAACTATAGGTTCAACTAGCCCGGCGGGCGATGAGAAGGTTGAAGCTGAATTTAGTGTTGACGGATCGTCAGCATATATTAGACTAACAAATGTGCCTGCTGCAGGTACACGAATTAGTATTATAAAACAACAAGGACAAGTATGGTACGATAGAGGCCAAAATACTGCTACATCAGGCGTTACACTGCTTAAAAACAGTACTCCAATTAGTAAGTTCATTGCTGCCAATACATCGAAGTTACCTGAATAAATACACTATGAAACTGGAAGATAAAAATATGTCAAACAAAGAAAACAAAACGCCAAAAGCACCTGGATTGAATGAAACCGGCGGGTTCCATTTTGAAGGGCATATTAAGATTTTTGATCCTGAAACTGGAGAAGTTTTTCAGGATAAACGCAATGCAATACACTATGAAAACATGAGTGTTGCAATAGTTAACAGTCTTTCAAATCAAGGGGAAGGTACAGTTTACCAAATGGCGTTTGGTAGCGGTGGTACTACAGTTGACCCTACAGGATTAATTACATACTTAACACCTAACACAGTTGGTTCAAACTCCAGTTTATACAATCAAACATACGTTAAAGTTATTGATCAAAACTCTATTGCGAACGCTGATCCAGTGCGTAACAAAATGGAAGTTAGACACGTTAGTGGTGCAACATACAGTGACATTGTAATTACATGTACACTTGATTATGGTGAGCCAGATGATCAACAAGCATTTGATAATAGTGTTGACATGGACAGTAACTTTGTTTTCGACGAGCTTGGACTTAAATGGTATAATTCTACAGGTACAGGCAAACTTTTAACACACGTGGTTTTCCACCCTGTACAAAAGTCTTTGAACAGACTCTTACAAGTTGATTATACAATTAGAGTACAGAGTTTAACAGGCTTTACGGAGGTTTAATAAATGCCATATATTGTAAATTTTACAGATAGCGAAAACAAAACTCCGATCACGGTGTTTGATAATACATCAAGCCAAGATACAAGTTTAACATTTCCAGGACGTAATGTTACTGGATACGGACAAATTATTGCTGAAAACTTTTTATCTGTATTAGAAAATTTTGCAAGTGCAAATGCACCTGTAAATCCAGTTGAAGGACAACTTTGGTATGACACACAAAACGGTGTGCTACAGTTGTTTGATAACACAGCATGGAAAGCAGCATCAAACATTCAAAAGAGTGTTACAGAGCCTAGTGTTGAAAATTCTAAAGTTGGTGAACTTTGGGTTGATACTACAAACCAACAGTTAAGAATTTATACAGGTACAAGATGGTTACTAGTTGGACCAGCAGAAAGTTCAATTGACGGATTACGTTATGGACCAGCAGTAGAAAATATTGCTGACTCAGACAACCAAACAAAAAGTATTTTAATTTTATATATTGCAGACCAACCGGTTGCAATTGTTTCTAAAGATTCATTTACACCTAAAGTTAATATCAAAGGCTTTGCAACAATCAAAGCAGGACTTAATGTTGCAACTCCAGCAAACGATACTGAAAAAACAGAATTTGCTTCTATATTTTTAGGAGGCGAACTACCTAAACTTATTGGTACTGCTAAAAATGCAGACGCACTTAACGTTGGCGGAGTTGAAGTATCAGCAGGTAAGTTTTTAAGAAGTGATATTCTTAACACAACTGATCAAGGTATTAATGTAAGAAACAACGCAGGTTTAACAATTGGCGTTGACGGGAACTTCCAAGTAACAACATCATCTACCGCTGCAAAACTTTACAATTCATCAGCAGGTAGTTCAGTAGATTTACAAGTTAACAGAAATGGTATTCCAACTACAGTACTTAGAGTGCTTGATAATAAAGTTGGTATTAACATTGCAGCACCAGACGAAGCACTTGATGTTGACGGTAACATTGGTTTAACTGGCGCACTAAAGATTTCTAGCACAGCCGAAACAACTAACTTATCAACAGGTAGCATTGTTACAACAGGTGGCGCAGCAATTACTAAAAATTTATTAATTGGTGGCTCAGCAAATATTACAGGAACTATTACATCATCAACTGCAAAACCTCAACTTAATGATACATATGATTTAGGTGAGGCAACAACACGTTGGAAAACAGTTTATGCTAAATCAATTCAAGCAGATGAAATTGTTGGTACAATTAACGGTAACATTACAGGTAATGCAAACACTGCAACTAACTTAAAAACTGTTACAAGTTTTGCACTAACAGGTGATGTTGTTTCACCAGCAATACAGTTTGACGGGCAGGTAGGTAGTGCAACTAAGACATTTGCTACTACATTGACTGCTAACATTGTTAAAAGTAGAGATGAACCTGCACCAAACCAATCAGACAAAAATGATTTTGTACTAGTATATAGAGCTTCAGCTGAATCAGGAGGAGCAACAGGACTTCTTAAACAAACACGTGATACGTTTGTAGGAGACTTAGGTATACCATTAGCTGGTATTATTCCTTATGCAGGATCACAACCACCAACAGGATTTTTATTTTGTGATGGTGGAGAAGTTGAAATATCTAAGTTTAGAGAATTGTTTGATACTATAGGAACAACTTATAATGGTACAGCACCACTTAATGGTGTAGGTACGTTTAGATTACCAGATTTACGTGGTAGATTTGCATTAGGCAGACACAACATGGACAACAACATCAACGTGCCAAACTCAGTTGGTGGATTTGTTGATAACGGCGGCGGTGAACCAAGCCCAGCAAGAGTTGAAGGTACAGAAGCTCAAACACTTGCAGGAGCAGCAGGCGCAAGTGCGGTAGCGTTAACATTAGGTAACCTACCAGATCACGAACACGATATGACAGCAAATGGAATTCAATATTCTGCTGTTAGAGTTGATAGTGCTATTAACAGTCCAGGTACAACAGGTTTAGGACCTACAGCACCAGGACAAGCACAGTACTTACAACAATCAGGCGGTATTAAGAAACCAAGTACAGACTTTACGTTAGGGTCATTAGTTGGTATTATGAATCCGTTCTTGACAATTAACTATATTATACGTTCGGGACCACCAGCGTTTACAACAACGTAGGATGAGATATTAAATGGCATATCAAATTAATAAAACAGATGGTACAATAGTTTCAACAGTAGCCGATGGTCAAATTGATAATATCTCTACTGACATTACACTAATTGGTAAAAACTATAGCGGATTTGGTGAAGTACTTAATGAAAACTTTATTAAAATACTAGAAAATTTTGCTAACGTGACTGCGCCTACGGCGCCTATCAAAGGACAGATTTGGTTTGATAGCACAGAATCAAAACTTAAAGTTTACAGTGGAACAGCATTTGTTCCTGTAAGTTCTGCAACAATTGCTAACTCACAACCAACAACACTTGGTGTTGGTGATCTTTGGTTTAATGATACTGCTAAACAGTTATACTTCTTTGACGGAACTAGCACTATATTGTTAGGCCCTGCATATTCAGATGCACAAGGAACTAGTGGACTTATTGTAACAAGTATTCTTGATACACTAAACCAAACTCGTGTTATTACATCATTATTCAACAACGGTATCTTGTTAGGTATATTTGCTAAAGATTCATTTACACCTAAAAATGCTATTGAAGGATTTAGTGGAGACATTGGTCCAGGTTTTAACCAAGGTACGTTGTCAGGCATTAAGTTTGATGTAACTTGTACTAATTCAGAAAAATTAGCAAATGTTGATTCTACAAACTATGTTAGAAAAGATACTGCTAACTCATTAACTAACACACTTAGAATTGAAAGTGACTTAGGTCTTGTTGTTGGTTCTGCTTCGCAGGCTAACTTGTCAGTTGATAACGGTAACGTTAAGTTATCAAACGCTGCTGAAAATAAACTTTTAATTTTAGATGTTAGAAAAGGTATCTCGCAGGAAATTGCAGTTAAGATTACTCCTTCTACAAGACAAATTGATTTATATGAAGGCGCACCAGACAGTTTAGTTAAAACTGGTGGTAGCATGGAACTAGCAGGTGACCTTACTATTAGAGGTAACCTTGTTATTAATGATGGCGATCTTGCTACAATTAAACAAACAGAATTAGTTGTTGAAGACAAATACATTGTTCTTGCTCAAACAGGCGATAGTGGTTCTAACTCAGATGAAATTGCAGACGGCGGTGGACTTGTAATTAAAGGTACTACTGATAAAGCAATTTTATATAGTAAAGATGGGTTAGGTGCAACAGCAGAATATCCTGCACTTGCTTCACAAGCATTTACAAGTTCAGAACACGTTAACCTAGCAACTGGTAAAGAATTTAAAATTAACGGTGTAACAGTATTAAGCGGAACATCTTTAGGTACAGGTATTACTAGTATCCCAGGTGTTACAGCTTTTGGTGCTCAGAACGTTGTTAATGTTGGTCCTGGTTTACCTCCAGTAGCACAATTAAGAATTGAGAATCAGAAGATTTCAACTCTTGATAATAACGATGATTTACAATTAGAAGCACATGGCTCAGGTAATATTGCACTATTAGGAACACCAAAAATTACAGGACTTGCTGATCCTACAACTGCACAAGATGCTGCAACAAAAGAATATGTTGACGATATTGCACAATCAAGATCATTAGCATTTAGTATGGACTTATCAGATGGTAAACCAAACAGTTACATTGCATCAGAAATTTTATCCAAGCTGGCTCCGCCAGCTGAATATAGATCAGGTACTTTTGCAAGAATACTTGTAACATTATTAAGTAACTCAACAGTTAATCTTAACTTAGCACCTGAAATTACTATAACAACGAATACATTTAATACACCATCAGGAACAGCACCTGCTGTTACAGCAGTAAACGGTGCAATTGCATCAGTTCCAGCTGCTGGTATTACAACATCTAGAATTATTAAAGTATTCCAGTTGTTGTCAGGCACTTGGACACACGTTTCAGATGAGGTATTACCATAAGATGAAAATAGGAGCGTATAAATGGCTTATGTAATTAACAAAACTGACGGAACTCAACTTGTAGTATTACAAGATGCAGCAGTTGACTCAACCACTAGTTTATCTTTCGTTGGTAGAAATTATGTTGGCTACGGTGAAATTCAAAACGAAAACTTCTTATTCTTATTAGAAAATTTTGCAAATATTTCTGCACCAATAACTCCTATTAAAGGACAAGTTTGGTTTGATACATCATTAAGTATATTAAAAATTTACGATGGTGAAAACTGGGTAGAAACAGGCTCTGCAAATGTAGGCGCTACTCCACCAGTAACACCAGCACTTGGAACGTTTTGGTTAAAAAATGCATCGTCCGCAGCAGCACCAGCAGATCCTTCTTTACATGTTTTTGATGGAACTAACTGGATTAAGATTGGTCCTGAAACAGCAGATGGTTACTTACCGACTAGAGCATTAACAACAACACTATTAGCAACTAACGGAACAACATATCCGGTAATTGAACTTAAAGTAAATGGTATTACAATAGGTATTATTGCTTCAAATGCTTTTACAATTGATCCAACTAATGAAGTAAGCGGATTTTCAGATCTAATTACAGGTATTAATTTAAATGCAATGGCAAAAGTAATGGGATCGTTACAAGGTGTTGCAGATAAAGCAACAAGACTTGAATCGCCTATACTAGTTAATGGAGTTGCATTTGACGGGTCAGAGAACCTTACAGTTACAGCACAAACTCCTAACAGTTTAGTTGCAGGAAATTACTTAACAGGAACAGACTTTGATGGCGGAAATGCTACTACATGGTCAGTTGATGCAACACATTTAAATCAAATAGGTAAAGTTGTTGCAAGAGATACAACAGGTAACTTTGTTGCAAATCAAATTACATCAAACTTAGTTGGCGATGTTACAGGTAACATTACAGGTACAACAGGTTCGTTTACAGGAACTGTAACAGCAGAAAACTTTATTGGTGCAACATTAAGCGGAACAGCAAGTGCAGCACAAAGATTATTAACTCCTAGAAATATTAATAGTGTTGGATTTGATGGAACAGCAGACATTACAGTTACAGCAGATGCTAACACACTAACAGGTACAAACTTACACAACACTGTTACTACATCAGCACTTACAAGTGTAGGAACACTGATATCATTAGGTGTTACAGGTAACATTACAGTTGCTTCAAACTTAACTATTGACGGCACAATTAACGCTGCTGAAATAAAAGCAACTAATCAAATTAGTTTAGCAGCATCAGAAGGTGTAGATTATCAACTTGATTTATTTGGACCTACAAGATCTCCAAGTTCACAAGCAGGGTTTTTACCAAGTGCAGATATAACACTTGACCTTGGTTCGGGTGCATTAAGATATAAGAATACATACTCACAAAATTTTTACGGTGATTTAACTGGTGCAGTTGCAGGTAACGCTACAACAGCAACCACAGCAACTAACATAGCAGGTGGAGCAGGTGGAACAATACCTTATCAAACTGCTTCTGGTTCAACAGCACATATTCCATCAGGTACAGCAGGTAAGTTCTTAAAGTCAACAGGACCTAGTCAGCCAGTATGGGATACAATAGCATTTTCAAACTTAACACCAGGAAACTACTTAACTGGTTTAGTTTATGACGGCATTACAAATACAACATTTAATGTTGATGCAACTAACTTGGCTACAGCAAACAAAATTGTTGCTAGAGATGCAAGTGGTAATTTTAGTGCAAATGTTATTCAAGCAGACCTAAATGGTAACGCATCATCAGCAACTAATGCATCTACAGCAACTACAGCAGTTAATGCAACACAGGCTGCAAATGCTAATAATGCAGACAATGCATCATACAGTGTAACTAGAGCAAATTCAGATAGTTCAACTTATATTGCTACTACAGCGTTTGTACAAAATGTTGTTGCAAATGCAAACACAAGACAACTTGTTATTAGTTCACCAGCACCAAATACAAGTTCACCAGATGCACAATATATTGACTTAATTGAAGCGTACCTTCCTGCAAGTAATGCAAGTGGATTAAATTTTGAATTGATAATTAATAACATATACGCAGGTTCAAGTTCTAGTTTTAGTGCTGGTAGATGGATTTTAGCATATAGATGGGCTACTGGAAGTGTTAGCACTTCAACAAACATTTATAACAGTTCTACAGGATACAAGTTGACTTATAACTCAAACGGTAGTACTTGGAGTTACACTGGTACTTGGTCATATGTATAATGGCAGTAAAGTTAGTATCGGACTATTGTAAGAATGTTGACGAGATAGTAAAGTTAGTAGAGGCAAACGAAGAAAGTTTTTATATTAGGCAGCCTGGAGAAGAGTTTAATTTTGTAACTGCCTACGGTGAAAGTAAGTTAAAGAGTATGTTCCGTTGGAACATGCCAAAAGAATTAAAGGAGTTGATTACAGAATCAATTCCAGAAGAAGATAGAACTTGTGATAGTTTTTGTATTAACAAATATGATCCAGGGGATTATCTTAAAAGGCATAAAGATAGTGCAGGCGGATATTGGAAGTTTAAGTTAATATTTTTAAGATCTGATGCACCACATTTTTGTTGGTACGATGAACAAGGCAAAGGAAATTTAGTAGACGAAGGTCCTGGTATGTTAATAGATATGCCTGTGAACTTAGAACACGAAGTAACAGAAATTAAACAAAATGAAAGACCAAAAATAAGTCTTGCATTAAGTTGGGGAAGAACTAGATGAAAAACATTATTATTTTTAGTACTGATAGATCAAAAGTGATATCGTCTCAGGACTATAATAGCGAGTTTGCTGAAAGACTTACCGCGCAAGGCGTACCTCACAAAGTTATTGATTTAGATGACGCAAATGAATATTGGTGGGGAGATTATGCTACTGGTGAAGTAAGATCTCTTAACGATGTACCGCTAATTGAAGAAGTAGCGATTGACGAAGTAGTTAACAAGCAGATTCTTGTTAAGTATCCTGTACACAAGCAACTTAATATTATTGCAGAATGCTTAGAAAATGCTGGAATTCCGCTTACAGATGACTTTATTGCTATGCGTAACTATACTAAGCAGAAGATTACTAACCATAATACTGCTGTCCAAACGTATAAAGATAACCCGGATGTATACAGTTTTTACCCTAAGCCGTTACCACCAGAAGACGAGTGAAGGTAGATAAATACAACAGTAAACTAGGAAGAAAACACACATGGCATATCAAGTAGATAAATTTAACGGAACATTTTTAACGTCAGTAGAAGACGGAACTATTGATACCACTACGGATATACGTTTCGTTGGTAAAAACTACGCAGGATACGGTGAAGTACAGAACGAAAACTTCTTACATTTACTAGAAAACTTTGCGAATACTACTGCACCACCAAAAGCAGTCACTGGTCAAGTTTGGTTTGACAGTGCTAATAAGAAAATTAAGTTTTATGACGGCGCACAATGGAAAACTACCAACGGTGCTGAAGTAGCATCAGTTGCTCCTTCAGGATTAGGAGTAGGAGAATTTTGGTGGGATACATCAGCAAAACAATTATATGCATGGTCAGGCGGAGAGTTTGTCTTAGTAGGACCTGAAGCATCACCAGATCTTGGTGCTAGTGGAGCGGTTGCACAAGTTGTTAAAGACACAGGTAACACAAACCATTCAATTTTAAAAATTAATGCAGGTGGTAAAACAGTTGCAATTATTTCACAAACAGAATTTACACTAAACAGTTCACTTAACCCTATTGACGACTTTACGTTAGTTAAAAAAGGTATTACAATGGCGAAAGCCGATGCTAATGGTGTTACATCAGATAGTTATGTATACTGGGGAACATCATCTAACGCATTAAAGCTAGGTGGCATTGCTGCTGATCAATACTTACAAAAAGGAAGTATTACTTTTAACCAGGAAATCAACTTCCAAGATTCAGGTTATAAAGTAGGTGACCAAAGCGACTTTAGATTAAGAGTTGAAAACGATGACGAAATTGTTTTTGAAAGTGTTCTTGGTAACCCTATTAACTTTATTATTAATGACGGCGGCTCAACAAGAAAGAATGTATTAGATATTACAGCAGCTGGAGTAGTTCCAGGTATTGACAGTTCGTTTACATTAGGTACAGCAGCACTGGCTTGGTCAGCAATACATGCTGATGCAATTACAGGACCATTAACAGGTAATGTTACAGGTAATGTTACAGGTAACACACAAGGTAGTTTACTTGCTAATGATTCAACTGTTATGGTTGACGGTGCAACTAAAAACATTGGTTACACAGGCGCAAATATTTTTGGTACATTGTTTGGATCAGTTCAAGGTAACTTGACTGGTACAGCATCAGATGCAAGTGCGTTGAACGGTATTACACCATCTGTATCAGTTCCTGCTTCAGGCAACAGTATTGTTGTTAGAGATTCGTCAGGTGTAATTTTTGCAAATACTTTTAATGGTGCAGCAACTTTTGCAGATAGAGTTAAAATTGATGATAGTGCAACAGACAGTGATCCTAATTACAGAACTGCTAAAACAACAGCATCAGCAAGTTCAATTGCTGCAAGAAATTCAAGCGGTGACTTAATTGCTAACTTATTCCAAGGTACAGCAACCGCAGCTAGATATGCTGACTTAGCAGAGAAATATTTAGCAGACAAAGAATATGAAGCTGGTACAGTTGTATCAGTTGGCGGAAACGCAGAAGTTACTGCATGTAGTGAGGGCGATAGAGCGTTAGGTGTTGTTTCAGCACAACCTGCGTTTATGATGAATTCATGGTTAGAAGATGGAACATACATTGCACTTAAAGGTCGTGTACCAGTTAAAGTTATCGGCAGTATTGCTAAAGGAGATAGATTAGTTGCTGCTGCGGAAGGTTACGCTACAAAGGCTGACAGTCATGCAGACGTATTTGCAATTGCAATAGAAAGCAATTCAAATTCAGGAACAAAAATTATTGAAGCGGTAGTATTATAATGGTAACAACAGGCGCACAGATCCTATCAACAGACCTCAACAGCCTGCGAAACAAAATTGCTGAAGTCATGGGTACCGGTGTTGGTACATTCGGATATGGACAATCAGTTAACAGCTCAACAGTTATTTCTGGTCAAACAGTATTAAAGTCACACTTTGATGCAATCCGGTTTGACATTGTAAATGCTTATTTTCATCAGAACGGTGTAGTACCAACAGCAACTATTGCTGCTATTGGAGATCCTATTACAGCATCATCAAGTGATCCTTTTAACGGATACAACACACTTGCTGACGAATGTCGAAATGATAGATTTGACTGCGATGCTGGTTTACTAACAGCATCAGTTAAAGATTCAAAAAGCTATACATCTGCTTGGAGTACAAATGCAGAATATGTTATAACCGTAACATTTAGTAATGCTAACGACGCAAGGTATTTTTGGAACTCTGGAAGTAGACTAAGATTTACTACAGGAAGAGGACTAGGATCAGCAACAGCACAAAACGGTGCATGGACTAGTTTACTTTCAACTGTGGGTAGACAAGTAATCGGCGGAAGATTACCAGACGGGCTGAATAATATATACATGCTTACAAATGTATACCAAGATTTATATAATTTATCTGCTAGTACGCCATATTCAGCAAACAATTACAAGATTCAAGGCAAGTGTGATGTGGCAAGTAACTCCGCAGGAACAGCCGCAGTATTTAACTTTAAGGTTTTATTGACTGACAGTTACGTTGATCCAGGTGCACCAGCGCCAGGCGATCAAGTTGACGGCACACTTAGTATTGATGTAGAAGAATTAAAAGCTACAGGAACATTACAACCAAGTGGTGCTGCATTTTCTATTACGAGTCCATCGTATTCTGGAACCAGCATTAGTGCAACATAGACACTTGTTGTAGTAAATACTGCTGTTAAGGATATTATATGACGACCGTACACGCAACAATTAGTAGAAACGACTACAATGCATTATACACTCGCCTTGAGCAAGTGGTGGGCCTTGCTGACGGCACAGTATTATATGGTTGGGGCCAAACAATGAATGCATCAGGTGTTGGTGTTTCGGACAAAGTATCTGTAGAAGAATACGGTAGGTTAATTACAGACATGTATAATGCTTACAGGCATATATATGGTTCAAATCCTCCTACTAATTGGGGAAGTTGGCCTAATAACATTAGTACTTCTCAAAAAATTAAAGCAAATACTCTTACTAATGATGCAACATACAATACACAGCCTTACAGAAGATGGAATGATTTAATTATTGCACTAGAGGCTGCAAAATATACCATACCACCAGCATCAGTAGCATCATCTACAACACACAGTAATGCAGTATATACAGGATCATGGTCAACTTCTGCTCAAGTATTAGTTACTTTTACATGGTCATCAGCATTAGCCGCTAGGCACTATTTTAATAGTGGTGGACAAATTCAACTTACAAGCAGTTTGAACAGTATTAGCGGTTCAGCCCAAGACGCTTCTTGGAGAAGTTTACTACAGACAGCAAGTACACAGACATTTGGAGGACAACAACCAGCAACGGGTGTTAATCCTAATGATAATGGAAACTTTTATAGATGTACAAACGTTTATAGCACACCTTGGTACCAAGCTGTTGCTAGTAGTCCTTACAATGCAAACTATTATAGATTATATGCAAGAACACCTGCGGTATTAGATAACTCAAGTGGTAGTGCATATCAACTAGAAATGGCAGCAGTTTACAATGACGATCACGTTGGATTAGGTGGACCGTCAACATCAGGTACTCCACAACAAGGACCAGGTACTTATGGACCTGATTTAGTAGGACCTGCTTCACTTTATCTCCAAACTGTTACTAGAAAAGCAGTTGGTACCATTAATCTTTACCCCACAGGATCACAATCATTTAGTATTGAAACGCCATCTGTAACAGTGGGCGGATTCACAGTCAGTTAATTTCCTAGCCCCCAGTACAGCGCATAAATATTAAGTGCTACTATAACTGTGGAGGACATATGGAAGAACAACTAAAAAAAGCCTTGGATTTTAGCAAGTATAGAGAAACTTTTGCTGTACAGCGTAAAACTTTAAAGGAAAAAATTGATGCTAGATTAACATACGGTGTTAATGGCGGCATCTTTAAGATCAATAGAGAACTAATTAACTTCGTTCAAATGCTACTTTCAGTAGATAGAACCGAAGGAGTAGTATTACTTGATGTTAATGATAATCCTATATTGATTGAAAATCTTGCAGATTTTAAAGATATCATACTTGATAGATACACAACATCAACATTAGAATATTACGAAGAATACCAGAAGCTCAAAAAGAGCAGATCCGTAGAAAAACTTATAGAAGTATAATATGGATAAAGGAATCGTAATATTTGCACATAACAGTCGAAGTTTAGACTATTCTAAACTAGCATTGGTCGCAGGCGGCCTTGCTAAAAAGCATCTCGGCTATCCAGTTTCATTAATCACAGATAAGTCAACTGTTGATTATATGGAAGAAATAGGTACTGCAGATAAAGCAAAAGAAATCTTTGACAGCCTTATTTTTGTAGAGCGTCCTCCAACACAGCAATACAGAAATCTTCATGATGGAAATGATTTTGAAGCAGTACCTTTCGATAATTCAAACAGACCAAATGTTTGGGATATTACACCTTATGAAAGAACATTATTGTTAGATTGTGACTATCTAACATTTTCAGATACTTTGAACAGTTATTGGGATGTCGAACAAGACTTCTTAATATCACATGAGTATAATGATATTATGGGAACACGAGCAGGTTACCATGACAAGTATGTTTCGGATACTGGCGTTAAATTGCTTTGGGCTACAACAGTTATGTTTACCAAGAACGATCAAACAAAAGTACTTTTTGATTTAGTACAATACATACAAAAAAATTACAAGTTCTTTGCAGACACATATCGTTTTGATCCTAGACTATATAGGAACGATATTAGTTTTGCAATAGCTAATCATATACTAAATGGATTTCAAGAAGCAGATACAGAATATAAATTACCGTCAGTGTTTTCTACAATAGATAGAGATATGTTAGTTGATGTAAAAAGTAACACATTACAATTTTTATTAACTAATGAAGAACTAGTTGCTTCGTCATCAGGCAAAGATGTTCATGTAATGAATAAAAAAAGCATTGAAAGAAACTTTGACAAACTAATGGAGTTGATATGAACTTTGGATATCTAATTGTTGTTGCAACTTCTGAAGAATACAATTATGCACAAATGGCATATGCTCTTGCATTAAGTATTAAGAATACACAAAAAGAAGGTTACGATAAAGTTGCATTAGTAATTGATGATAAAACTCAAATAGAAAATTTTGAATCTACTTGGGTCTTTGATGAGATTATTGAATGGGACAAGAAAGGTTTTTGGGACGGCCGTTCTTATATGGACGAGCTAACACCGTGGGAACACACTGTATGTTTAGATGCAGACATGTTGTTCTTTAGAGATTACAGTCATTGGATTGATTATTTTGTTGCAAATTCTGAACTGTATGTTGCTAACAAAGCATACACATATAGAGGAGAAGTAGTAACTAATGATTTTTATAGAAGAACATTTACTAAAAATGAATTACCAAACTTATATTCATTCTTTACATTCTTTAAAAAAGATAGTAAACTAGCAAATGACTTCTTTAATTTACAGCGTTCTATAATGGACAATCCAAATGAATACACTAATTTGTTTTTAACAAAGCATACACCTAAAGTTATAGGAACTGATGAAGCATTTGCAATAGCAGCAAAGATATTAGATATCACAGACGATATTGCATACCCGTTAGGATTTCCAAGAGTTGTACATATGAAAGGCGGTGTACAAAATTGGCCATGGCATGCTGATAAGTTTTCAGATCATGTAGGATATTACTTAAATGATAAAGGCAAATTAAAAATAGGTAGTTATCAACAAAACGACATTGTACATTATGTTGAAAAAGATAAAATGAATTTAGAAACAATTAATGTACTGGAGGAAATAGCATGGAAGAAGTAGAAGAATTTATGCCCGACTTTGATGAGTGGCTTAAAAATTATGAAGAACCAGCACGTAGATTTGGTACAGCATTTGACCCAGATACAGGACAACTGGTTTCAGTAGGTCCGTATTCGGCAATAGAAATGGAGTACAGCAAAAACGTTGTTGAGATTGACGAAGATCTTGCTATCAAAATTATTGACGGTGACATCCATATCAGTAAGTGCTTTTTTGATACTCATGAAGGTAAGTTTGAAATTACAGAAGAAAAAACCTTATCAAAAATTGATGACGTACTACATAGGATTATTGATAAGCGTTATTTAGATGAAGAGGTAAAACCAGACATCTATCTTACATATGACTTAGCTGCCAAAAAACTTACAGTTGAACTAAGCGAAGAGTATGGTGGTACAAGAGTTTTAGAAAAACAGTGGCAACCAGCAACACCAAGAAATATATTTTGGGGAGGTGAAACAACTTTATCTTTTACAGTTGCTGATTATAATGATCCACACTTTCCGCAAAAAACTTTTGATGTTACACTTGAAGAGTTAGAAGGTAAGTCTGTAACAATTGACGATGTAGACATTACAGGAAAGTTTAGTGTGTTTACTCGTAGACTGTTTAAAAACTATGTACTAGAGGAGATCTAAATGCGGGTTGCTGAATTCGACGTATTCTTTTTATCTTATGATGAACCTTTTGCTGATTTGCATTATGCAGATCTATGCAATAAGTTACCATGGGCTAAACGTGTACATGGTGTAAAAGGAAGTGATCATGCACATAAAGCATGTGCAGAACAATCTGAAACTGATTGGTTACTTACCGTTGATGCAGACAATATAGTATATCCTGAATATTTTAATCTTGACTTAGATATGTCAGAAGAAGAAGTTAAAGTATATAGTTGGTGTGGTAAGAATACTGTTAACGGATTACGTTACGGTAACGGCGGATTAAAGTTATGGTCTAAGGATCATTTACTTAATATGAAAACACATGAAAATGCAGATAGCGAAAGAGCGCAAGTTGACTTTTGTTGGGAAACAGGTTATAGAAACTTTCCAGTAACTTATAGCGACACAAAAATAAATGGCAATCCATATCATGCATGGAGATCAGGATTTCGAGAAGGTGTTAAAATGACATTGTTTGATGGTCTAAAACTACCACCTATGGAAATTAAAGAAAGAATTTGGTGGCATAATATTCACAGACTTAGAATGTGGTCAACGGTTGGATCACATGTAGAAAATGGTATAATGTCAATACTAGGTGCAAGGCAAGGAACCTATATGACTAATTGTACAGACTGGGATCATATACAAGTTAGAGATTTTGAAATGTTGGGCGAAATATATAAAGATAAAGCAGAGCATTTTTCAAAAGATAGTGAAGCGTGTATTGCTGAAATACAACGTCTAGGAGACGAAATTAAATTAAACCTAGGTCTTGATTGGGTGTGGCTAGAACCTGATGCAAGTAGGTATACAATGGATCTATATGACGAAGCATTGAACCTAGGACAAACCTACTATAGTAAAAAATATGTATGATATCTTTTTTATTAGTGATTCTAAGGTTAACGTAAGTTCTTGGAATAATTTCAAGTCACGTTTTCCACACGCACAGAAAATAGAAAACTGTGAAAGCTATGAAACACTTAATAAAAAGACTCTTACAAAAAACTTTTGGGTAGTATGGGATTGTTTACATATAACACAAGACTTTGATTTTACATACAGACTTACTGAATGGGACAATCAATATATTCATGTATTTAAAAATGGCGAACACTATGATGGTGTATGCTTATTTCCTAAAAACTTAAACGTATCGAGCAAAGAATGGAAGTATAGATTCTTTACAAATAAAAAAGAAATTGATATACTAGCAAGTCGTCCTAAACCTTACGATATTATTAAACTAGACAGTTACGAAGGACTTGTTACAGCACAAGAAATTGCACATTCAGAGTTTATACTATGTATACCTGATGATGTAGTTCCAACAGACATTCCTCAATATCAAGTTCCTGCTTGGGATAAAGATGTTGTTCATGTTTTTAAAAATGATAAAACTTACGATGGTATTTTTATTTGCCATAAAAATAATAAAATTGCTAAACGAGAATTTGATTATAGATTCTTTACAAATAAAAAAGAAGTTAACGTTGTAGCCAGTAATCCTAAGAAGTGGGAAGTATTTAATTTAGAAACGTTTGACGATTATAAACAAGCTCAAGAAAAAGCAACAGGAGATATGTTTTGGGGAGTATATCCTGATCTAAATATTATTGATAGTTTTAAATTTGATTATTATATTCCTAAGTACGATAGTTATCATAGAAAACTTACTCACTGTTTTCAAAATAGCAAATGGTATGACGGTGTTACATTATTTTCAAAAGAGCGTCCTGTAACACAGCGTGAATTTAATTCAAGATTCTTTACAAATAAAAAAGATGTAAAACAAAATAGTAGTAGGCCGACGTCATATGATATTGCTTTTATAAGTTATAAAGAAAAAAATGCAGATAAGCATTTCAAAGAACTACAAGACATTGTAAGAGTACAAGACTCTAGTGTAAAACTACGTTGGATACGTGATGTAAAAGGTATTCATCAAGCACATATGGAAGCAGCAAGACTATGTGAAACAGATATGTTTTGGGTAGTTGACGGTGATGCTAAACTAATTGAACATTTTAAATTCGATCATCGTGTTCCGTTTTGGGATCAAGATATGGTACATGTTTGGCGAAGTAAAAATGCAGTAAATGATCTAGAATATGGTTACGGTGGTGTAAAATTACTACCAAGAAAAGCAGTTATGAACATTACAGATTTTACTACTGATATGACTACTAGTCTATCTTCAAAGTTTAAAGCTATGAATGAAGTAAGTAACATTAGTGTGTTTGATACCGATGAATACAGTACATGGAAAAGTTCATTTAGAGAATGTGTTAAACTAGCAAGTAGAGCTATTAATAGACAAGATAACATGGAAACTGATAAACGTTTAGATATTTGGTGTAAAGAAGCAAAAGGACCTTTTGCAGAGTATGCACTTAAAGGAGCAAAAGCAGGCAGAGCTTACGGAGTTGCAAACAGTAACAAGCCAGATAACCTACGTAAAATAAATGACTTTGATTGGTTAAAGGAACAGTTTAATGCACGATAAGGAAAGAATAGAAAAGTTTATTCCTATCATGGACGAGCTAAGTCCTACATTCTGTTTGGCCAAATGGCATCATACAACACTATACTTAGGTACAGGAGAAACACACAGTTGTTATCACCCTGCTCCGCATAAAATACCTTTGCATGAAATTGAAGCAGATCCAAGTGCGTTACACAACACACAACAGAAAAAAGCAGAACGTCAAATGATGATAGACGGCAAGAAACCTAGCGGTTGTAACTATTGTTGGAATGTTGAATGTATGGGTAAAGATTACATTAGTGATCGTAAAGAACGTAATGCAAGTATATACACACCTGAAAGATTCAATGCAATTAAGCAAGAGCCGATGGCAAATGTAAATCCACAGTATGTTGAAGTTTCATTCGGTAATGAGTGTAATTTTAAATGCGGATATTGCCACCCTAAACATTCTAGCAGTTACTATAAAGAAATTGAAAAAGAAGGTCCATACACTATGGTTAAGAATCATAGGAATGATATTGACTGGTTTAAAATACACAAAGATGAAGAAACAAATCCATATGTTAAAGCATGGTGGAAGTGGTGGCCTGAATTGCGTAAGACACTTACAATTTTACGTATTACAGGAGGTGAGCCATTACTACAGCAAAGCACATGGAGAGTATTTGACGAGCTTGAAAAAAATCCTTGTCCTAATTTAGAATTAAACATCAATACTAATTTAGGTGTTAAGCCAATTCTTATTGAAAGGTTTACTGACAAAGTAAACAGTTTAGTTGAAAAAGGCTGTATCAAAGACTTTAAGATTTTTACTAGTATTGATACATGGGGACCACAAGCAGAGTATATTAGAACAGGCTTAGATTTAGAGCTTTGGCAAAAGAACTTAGACACTTACATGACCAAGACTAACATGCCTTTAACATTTATGGTTACGTTTAATATTTTAACTGTAACTAATTTTAGTACACTATTGCAAAAGTTCTTAGACTGGCGTATAAAATATAATAGCGATAATCAAACTAAATGGCAGAGAATTAGATTTGATACTCCGTACCTAAAAGAACCTTTACAGTATGATATGAATATCTTACCTAAAGAAATGTTTATGCCATACATGAAGAAACACTTACAGTTTATTATTGATAATATGGACGACCAAGATAAGCATAAATTTAGCGAACTAGAATATGAAAAGTTTAGACGTGTAGTAGACTATATGGAAAGAACACAGTATGATGTCAACAGATTGACAGAAGGCCGTAGAGATTTTTATCAGTGGTTTACTGAATATGATAAACGCAGAAATGTTAACTTTACTGATACGTTTCCAGATCTAAAGGACTTCTACCATGACTGCGAAGCTGTCTGATACGTTTTGCATATACCCTTGGTTACATATGTATGTAAACCCAGACGGGTCGGTGTTACCTTGTTGTGTTGGTGAGTGGGACAAGCCCTTAGGTAATGTAAGACAAAACACAATTAAAGAAATTTGGAATGACAACCCCTACAAGAAAATACGTAAAAATATGCTTGAGGGTAAACGTTGTGTAGAATGTCAAGCCTGTTATAATATAGAAGATGGTGGAGCCGAAAGTTCAAGAACACATGCTAATCGTAATCCATACTTTGGTGATACTGCTGGTCTAATAGCACATACAGAAGCTGATGGTACATTACCAGTAATGCATCTAAAACATTTTGATGTGCGTTGGAGTAATATTTGTAACTTTAAATGCCGAAGTTGTAGTAGCACATACTCTAGCACATGGGCGCAAGAAGATAATGCACAAGGTGAAAAGAAACCTATTTTTATTTTAGCAGATGGTAATGACAACGATAAGTTGTATAACCAGTTCCTTCCGCACTTTAAGGATATTGAAACATTTTACTTTGCAGGCGGAGAACCTTTGCTCACAGACAAGCATTATGACATACTAGAACACCTTATTTCAATAGGTAAAACAAATGTGAAGTTAGAGTATAATAGTAACTGTAGTGTGCTAAAATACAAGTCTAAGAGCGTCTTAGAGCTATGGAAACACTTTGATACTATACACATAGGTGCAAGTTTAGATCATTATGGTAGTAGAGCAGAGTATATTAGATCAGGAACAGACTGGAATTTGGTTAAAGGTAATATTAAAAAAATAAAACAAGAATGTCCTCATATTAAGATGCAAAGCAATACAGTTGTTAGTGTTTTTAATTTATATACAATAACAGACTTTTTTGATTATGTATTGAATGAAGGATTTTTTGATCTTGAAGATTATTTCCCACAGATGTATAATATACAATATCCAGAATATTATACTGCATCAGTATTAGATGATTCATTTAAAACAGAAATTATTGAAAAGATACAAGGTAAAAAATATAATAAGCATATTGATGATATGCTAAAGGGTGTTGTAAGTTATATAAACAGTTCTAAGTTTAATGAGAAAACAAAACAACAATTTAAAAACCGTACACATCATTATGATATAATTAGAAATGAAAACTTTGCAGAAACATTTCCAGAATTGAAAAGGTTAACTTAATGAATTTTTACTTTGATACCACAGACGAACATACAGAAAATTTAGCTCATCTTTCTACTACAGATGAAACTGATTGGTATCTAACTTCTAAAGGATCTATTGTTAAACAAACTTTACGCAGTATGAAGAAGCCTGTGCAAGAGTTAGGAAACTGTCAAAATTCGCCTGGCATATATTATATTGATGTTAATGGTGATCCTTGTTGGTGGACAGGACTTAGCTCTGTACACAACGGACCGACAGACATTATAACTGCATTACCAAAGAATATTGTAAAACTAGTAAAGAAAAAAAGATTAAGACTTGTAATTGGTGCTGACAAAGAAGGAGGCCCCTTTATACACAAATCATTAGGTGATGGCTGGCAGCGTATACATGATGCTGCAATTAAAAGAGAACTACCACCAATGTCTGTTTATATTATGCAAGGAAGCCAATTGGTAGAAAAGCATTACGAAGATTGGTTAGAGAAAACAGGCAATGCACGTATGTTTGAAGTTGCATATTCAAATCACTTCTTAAAAATATTTATGAATCAATCTATGCCTTACAAGCCGTTAATTAAAGGTGCAATGTACAACGAAGATAGTAAAGCATTTAATAGTTTAAATAGGGTGCATAGACCGCATAGAGCTGCACACGTAACAGACTTAGGCATTAGTGGACTATTAGACAAAGGTATTGTTACATGTAACGAAGTTAAAGAAGGCGAAGATCTAAATGCAGAATACTTGATTGGTAAAGAAAATTACGCAAGACACAAAGAGTTTACTCCAAGATTTTTTGATGGAGACTGGAGTGTTACAAACGCTGCTAATAGTTTTAATGCAGAACTATATGCAAACACGTTACTAACAGTTGTAACTGAAACTATATTCTTTGACGACAGCGTATTTTTAACAGAAAAATTGTTTAAACCTATTATGCTTGGACATCCTTTCATTACAATTGCATCAAGAGGAACACTTGCTGGTTTACGTTCATTAGGATTTAAAACAGACTTTAAATTGTTTAGTAAGCCCTACGACTTAATTGTAGATCCATTAGAACGTTTTAACACTGTACAACAAAATTTAAAAGAGTGGATCAGTCTTGATTTTAAAACTAAGCAAAGACGTTTACTATATGCATATCCTGCTGTACAACATAACTTTGAACATGCAAGAACACAAGACTTTTATAAAGATGCAATAACTAATTGTATAAAATCAGCGGAGAGATACTTTGAAACGGTTTAGTGAATATAAAAGATGTTTTACATTTGGTTGCAGTTTAACCAGATATAGATGGCCAACATGGTCGGACATCATCAAACAAGATATACCAGAAACACATAACTACGGAAAGTCTGGCGCAGGAAATCTTTACATTTCTAATCAACTAGTAGAAGCAAATTTAACACATAACTTTAATAAAAATGATTTGGTTATTGTTATGTGGAGCTCAGTTACACGTGAAGATAGATATAAGAAAAATCATTGGGTAACATCGGGGAATATTACAACACAAAATAATATCTCTGCCAAGTTTGTACATGATTGGTTTGATTATAGATTTTATCTATTAAGAGATTTAGCACTTATAGAATTAACAAGACACTACATGAAACAATCAAAAGCTGAATTTCATATGTTGAACATGGCTCCTTTTGAAATCGATGATATGATCTCATTTAATTTAACTCCAGAAATGAAAAATAGCGACTACGGAGATATTAAAAGAGTATATGCTACAACACTTGAATCAATGCAACCAGATATTCTTACAGCAATTTTTGACGGCTCTTGGCCAACAACACCTATAAAAGGTTCTAAAGGACAAGGCCAAACTGCTGATTATCATCCTAGACCTGAACATCATTTAAAATATATTGCTAAATGCTTTCCTAAACATTTAATATCAAAAGACATGAGAGAGTTTGCTCTTAGCACAAATAAAAAAGTACTGAAAGCAAGTAGTTTTGACGATTTAGAAGTTTGGTGGAAAGAACATTCTAACAAACCAGGACGATTATAATGGCTTGTTTGAATAACGATAATTTACCATACCTTATAACATATGATGTTAACAATCCTGTGAAGGTTACTATACCTACAAATCCTGCTGAAATAGGACGTCTTAAATTAAAACAAGATTACTATTTTATAATGTTTTCCGACGCAAGAAGTTTTAAATATTTTCCTTTAGATACGATTTTAGATCAAGAAACGATTCTTAAATTACAACTTAAACAGATTTCATTAGTACTAGACAACTCGTTAGAGTTCTTTTATGACAGTTTAGATGCCATTTATAATGATATTATACAAAAATATGACATACCAACAAGTCAGGTTGTGTTTCTATCTGGTGTACCTACTATGTACAAATACACATTAAGTTATTGTAAGAAAAATAATGTAGAGCCTATTAAAATTATGTGGTTCAGTTTATTTGAAAACACTGGTAGAGATACAATACTACAACGTAGTGCTTTTCCTACAATGGAAAAGAAACGCAAGTACTCTAAAAAATATCTTAATCTAAATAGACGATGGCGCTTACATAGGCCGTTAATGGTTACATTACTATATGATAGAGGATTATTAGATGATGGATATGTTAGTCTTGCACCATCAGACGATAATTTAGATTGGAAGAAAGTATGGAATAGGCTACAAACAAAACACAAAGATCATAAAGAGATTTCTCGTGTTTTAAAACGTTCTGCTGATGTACAGCAGTTGCCGTCAATGTATCTTGATGAAGAAGACCTTGTTACTAATAGAGCAGAACATCAACAATCAATACACAAGTATTATCAAGAAACATATTTTAGTGTAATTAGCGAAACAACATTCTACGAAAATGTTCCGTTTCTAAGTGAAAAAATATTTAAATGTATTGCAATGGGACACCCATTTGTTTTGATAGGTTCTCCAAACACATTACAGTATCTTAAAGAATTAGGGTACAGAACTTATCATCCTTACATAAATGAAGATTACGATAAAATTGAAGACCACGGAGATAGGGCAATAGCAATTGTAAATGAAATTGAAAGATTGTGTAATTTAAAAGGATCAGAGTTTAGAAATTGGCATGCCAAAGTACGTGAGATTGCACAATATAATTATAGGGTTTTAAAAGGGAGAAACTACTTAATAAAGCCTATGAATTAGGCGTCTAAAACGCATTTTAAGCGTCATACAGCGTGGTTAACACACATAAGCATTACTTGTGTATCAGCGTAAAAAGCCAGGCTTAAACAGCGTTTTAAGGTTGAATTGTAAATAGTAATAACTATTCGAAAAGGACAGATTGATGAAAATTGGATTTATTGGACTTGGCAAATTGGGTATGCCCTGCGCAGAAGAAATTGCTAAAAAAGGACATGCTGTATTAGGATATGATGTAGATAAATCATTGAATAGCGACTATGTTATTGTAGAAGATACTATTAAAGACGTAGCATCAGAAGCAGATATTGTATTTGTTGCAGTGCCTACTCCACATGATCCAAACTATGACGGCAAAGCACCTACAGCACATTTAGAGCCTAAAGACTTTCAATACGATATTGTTATTGATTGTTTACAAGAAGCAAACAAGTATATGAATAAAAAACAAATGCTTGTTCTTATTAGTACAGTTTTACCTGGAACAGTAAGACGTGAGTTTGTACCTTTAATAACTAACACACGTTTTGTTTATAATCCTTATTTAATTGCTATGGGTACAGTTGCTTGGGACATGGTCAATCCTGAAATGGTTATGATTGGTACAGAAGATGGTACTGAAACCGGCGATGCTAAAGAGCTTAGAGATTTTTATGATACATGCATGGAGAATGATCCAAGATATGTAATTGGTACTTGGGACGAATGCGAATGTATCAAAGTATTCTATAATACATTTATTAGTACAAAGATTGGACTTGTAAATATGATACAAGACGTTGCTGAAAAGCAAGGTAATATAAACGTTGATGTAGTTACTACAGCACTTGCAGAAAGTACACAACGTATAATGGGACCAAGTTACATGAAAGCAGGAATGGGAGATGGCGGCAGTTGTCACCCAAGAGATAATATTGCACTTAGGTATATGGCAAAGAAACTAGATCTTGGTTATGATATTTTTGATGCAGTAATGAATGCTAGAGAAGTGCAGGCGCAAAATGTTGCACAGAAACTTTGTGATATTGCAAAAGAAAAAGAACTTCCTATTCTTATTAACGGTATTGCTTACAAACCAGGCGTGCCTTATATCGATGGAAGTTATGCTTTACTAGTTGCACAGTATTGTACAGAGTACGGCTTTAATCCTATGCAAGTTGATCCGTTAGTATATGGTTCTGATCCAGGACCTTTTAGAGCATGTGTTCTTTTATCTCATCCAGAGCTTTATGTAGAACTATCAGACGACTCCGTTGTAGTTGATCCTTGGCGTTCTTACACTTCAGATAAACACGAAGTTATTCATTACGGAAATACAAGATAAAAAAAGAGAGTTAGTATTTCTACTAACTCCCTAAGTGTGAGAAACTACAATATCTGATCTGTTCGATCTTTTATTTCTTTCTTTAGAAGATCAACATTGATTTTAAAGTCTACTTTCTTAATAGTATCTTTATATTCATTCATAGTCTGTAACATTTTTTTTGCTACACTATCTGGATCATCTGCCTGAAGATGTTCCTTAACATCAATCTCCCAAACTCTACCGTCACTAAATTCTAAAATCATTGCATCTAAATATGCAACAGGCATAGTATTCATGTAGAGGTCGTCAAAAACCTCCGGCCATTCTTTAACCAGATGTTTTGGTGGTTTAAAATAATGCTTACTAGGCACTCTCTGACACTTTTGCTTTAGAAGTCTTCTTCGTAGGAACAAGTTCTTCAGCTTGGCGTCTTAGTTGTGCTGCTTCTTTACTTAATCTATCTGCTTGTGAGCGATAAGACTTAGCAAGATCTTCGTCACTTAACACACCGTTGTCTTGTGGTGCAACTGCTTCAGTAACAGGCTGTGCTGGTGCTTCTGCACCTGGATTCGCAGCAGTTTCTTCTGGTGCGCCACTTACAAACTTGTGTAGCTCGTCAATGCTAACACCCTTCTGTTCAGCAATTAAAGCGTTAAGTTCACTTAATTGAATTACTGATGAAGATGTAGGTGTCATAGTTACGTTTGATGTGTCAACTTTAATAAGTCTATTATCAGCCTGCATTGATTGTAACATTGGTCTTCCGTCTGGAAAAGAATTTCTAAACATAAACTCACCAAGTTCATATGCTTCTTGAGCTTGATCTGTTTCGATTAGTTTCATTAAACTGTCATGATAGATATCAGGTAATGTTGCAGTTTGTAGTACTAATGCCTGATTTGATTCACCTGGCACAGTTCTGAATACTACAGCTACAGCATCGCCAGTGTTGGTCATTTTACCAACGTGCTTCATTTCTTTAGCCATTATTGCTGTCCTCCTTCAGGTGCTCCTGGTGCAGCAGCCTGTTGTTGTTTAACAACATGATCTAAAAATGCTGTTAGTTTGTTAAATGCTTTGCCAACTGCTTCTAGTTCAGTTGCCTTAAATGCACCTCTTTGTGTAGCAACTTCGATAATGCTTTTTACTGCATTAAGGTCGCTAATGTTAAGATCTGGTGCTGCTGGTTCCCCAGCTTCTGGTGCAGGTGCATTTTGATCTACACCTGGTGTAGGAACAGGACCACTTTGTGGCGCTGCTTCTGTTACCGTTTCCGGCGTCTTATTTTCTTCAGCCATTCTAGTTTCTCCTTAAGTATGGACAAGCTAACATAAAATATGTTAGTTCTTTCTCTTCTTCAAAGCCTACAAATGTAGCAGTCTTAAAAGTATTTTCTTTGGCAGTAGGATATGTATTAATACAGTACCTACCACTTGTATTAGACTTAACCCACTCATAAAGTCTACGGTCATATCGATCTGTTGCCGACACTTGTAACTTTGCAAAGTGTGGGGGCATAGTCTTAAGTTCTCTTGAACGTAGTACGTCTAATGGATTAAGTTCTATCATCACTAATATTTATTATATGCTATGTTAATGAATGTTATTCTTGGTCCGCAGTTTCTTCAGAAAGTCTTTTGGATAATGCTTTATTATATCCCATTTTACTGATATCTCCACTAAACAAGTATAATTCAAAAGCAGACCTTTCTTTAAGTACAGTTATTGTTTTCTTAGTTATATAATACGGTGATTCAATAAAATTGTCAAGCCATAAAAGCACTTTAGGTGTTATTTTAAATTGTTTTGGAAAGTCTACTTTGTAGGTTTTGATTTTTGCTATTTGTTCAATGTGCATTTTGGCTTCGTCCGTTAGACGTAGCCCGCCAACATCACGAATGTTATACCACCATAATGTTCTCTTATCTTTTATGTCTGGGGTGTCAAAAGGCTGATTAGCGGCTTTCAGAAATACCTTTGTATAGTTGTCCTTTTGATCCATGTGTCATTACTCTTCTTTTGCTCCAGAAGTAAGTGTGTATACCGCAAACTCTTCAGTATTAAAAAGTGCGTTTAGTTTCTTTGCTAAGTTTCTAGCGTGTCCAGGATTAGAAAACGATACTTTTTTATACTTCGGTCCAGGATAGCTCGATACCATACTTCCGCTTTTTAAGTTAAACGGCTTTCCCTTATAGAAGACCGCCCAAATTGCTTCGCTCTCTAATATTTGTTCTGTCTTATATGATTCTCGATTGACATGTTCGAGAAGCACTGTTGGTTTTGGTCTACTCATTATACGTAATCCTTTTAATTAACTACGTATATATTTATCCTTTTTTAGAACTGTCCGCCTTCAAATTTCACTTCAACCTGCTCGCTGTTCTGCTTGATCTGCTTTAATTGTTCGTCTATAGACGCTACAACAGTACCTAGTTTAGATGTAAACATAGATAGTTCAAGTGTTAGTGAACGTGCTTCTTGTATAGTTATTCTGATGTCTTTTTGCTGTGATTTCTCCGCAACTGCAATACGTTGTAGTATCTTTTCAATGGTAGGAAGTGACTGCGGAAGGCTATTTGTTGACATTAGATAGTACCTGTTTCATCTCTAAATCAGTCTTAAATGGTCCTTTATACGCATACCGTTGGAGGGTAATGAGCTTAGGACAGAACGATTTAACCCAGCCTTTATCGAATTTAATGACATAATAGCCTGAACAATATAAACTCTTTGAGTCTTTACTCTTTGTAAAAAGAGGTAAACGCTTTTGTATATCAAACATAGAGTTGTGTGGTCTAGTGCTACATCTGTATCCGTGTACTTCTTTAGGATCAGAATCATCTGCTTCTTTTACAATTTTAGCAACAAAAAAGTCTTTCCCATAGTCACTTAAGATACTTTTCTTATTATGATAAAACTTAACACCTTTCTCATTACTAAAAACAAACTTATCTTCGTTCTTTCTTAGTGTACCAATTTTTTGGCCTTGTTCTTCAACAATCCAAAACTTATCTTCTAAAACTGGCTTTGCTTTAAAATCAGTTGTCATACTATGTACCTCGCATTCAATGGTTCAGCGTATGCTTGTGCTTGATCTGATATTTTCTTTAAGTCGTATAAATTACAGAATTTCATAAGTCTTACACCAACCTGACTAATATTTTTATTTGCATCAATTGACGTCTGTATAGTACCTGTAATCTTTTCTCTTACTTCTGTAGGCTGTGCAGTTAAGTCAATCAATATTCTATTACGTTCGTAGTCGTCAAGTACTCGATGTTCTTCACCGTTATGATCTACCCAACGTTGTAGCATTAAGTTATTCCAGTTGTAGCCTTTAAGATCCTTGTCCTCAAATGCTTCTAATAAACCAACCTTGTTCTTAGTGCCTTTCTTACGTACACCTGGATAAGCACTAAACACATTGTCACTAGTGTCACCACGCATACATTTCTCAAATAACAACCATTGCGGATCAGGCGCAGCCTTAGCTTCTTTAGTTTTCTTATCAATTACAGGATTGCCTTTCTTATCAAAGAAACCTTCATGTGTAGAAGTTACATCTTGTACACCATTGTATAGTTTTACATTAGGTGCAATTAGTTGTTGAAAGTCTGTGTCTGTAGAAATAACAACATGATCTACATCTGGATGTTGTTGTATCCAACCAGCAATTAAATCATCTGCTTCTAACTCTTTGTGTTGTAATACAGTACAGTTAGTTTTATCTGCTACAAAGTCTTTAAATGTATCAAAGGCTTCCCAAAACACAGTATCTTCTTCTTGCTGTTTTTCTGTAAGTGCATCACGAGCAACTTGTCTGTTACGCTTGTAAGGCTCATAATGGTCCTTACGCCAACTACGACCTTCTAAGCAGAATACAACATGTGTGCCATCAAAGTCTTGCCATGCCTTCTTAATGCTGTTAAGTGTAATATGGAAAGCCATACCTAACTTAATATCAGCATCACCGTTAATTACATGTCTTGCACGGAAGAATGTATTTGCTGTATCTACTAGAATGTGTGTCATTATTTGTTATCTCTCTTAATATTATCTATATCTATGTTGCCTGTTGCCATGCCTTCTAATGGACCGCCGTAGTCGCCATCAACAACAACATTAGCGCAAAGCTCACGGAACCAACGATCAATAATTTCTTCTTCTTTATCATTCTCAACTCCGTATCCTTCTTTAACTAATTGTAACACGAAATGCCTATTCCAGTCAAGCTCAAAAAAGCCATTTCGGACATTTTCTTTGTTAACGTGTGTTTGTAGTACGCCTACCCACGGTTCTTTCTTCTTAGTCGCAAGTTCTTTTGGACTAAGTTGTTTATTCTTTTCTTGTTCTTTGGCTTCGTTAACTTCTTTAATTTTATCTAAGCCAAGCATTTTTGTTAAAAATGACATATTTTCTCCTAAGTTCCAATAGCATTACCAAACAAGTATACATGTACTCTTGCCGCTACATTGTATCCTCTCTGGAATGCCTTTTGTGCAACTGAACCAGCAGTTGCGGTTTGTTCTTCTTCTCTTGCTCCTGTTGGCATAATCCATACTGGCCAATCAACACCAGCACTTCTAAATTTTTCAACTGTCTCTTCCATTTCATCCCATTCACGTTGTAATGGACCTACAACAAATTTAAGTTGTCCTTTTGTAGATGCTTGTAAGTATTCAGCAACTATCTCAGGCTTAATGGCCTTTTCAGGTTTTTCACCTGATACAGTAAATAGTTTGGGACTACAACTGAAAAATATTTCTGTGTCAATGCTCTTAGCCCATTCTAAGAATGGTTCTCTAAGTTTTTGTGTACCGTTAGTTTCAAATGTCATGCTACCAGGCAAATTGCCCTGCTTTTTTAATTCGTTATATATACCTACCACTGCCTGTTGTCCTGTAACCATCAAAGGTTCTCCACCTGTAAAACACAAGTGTTGATTTTGTTTACTTACAGGATGTAAAAACTTACCTTCTGGATTGCTATCATTCTTAATACAGTCGACAATCTTATTTGCCATAGCAGTAGGAGTTTCTTGACCCATTAGTTTCTTAAATTTCTTAGCCCATGTATAACTGCTATCACAGCCTTTATCCCATACAGGCAAGTCTTCAACACGTTTTACACTGTCAACATCAAAGTCTTCAAAAGGCAATTCATGTGTATCTGGATTAGTTGGATCTAATTGACCAAACCCATTACATTGTAAATTGCACAAGAAGAATCTAATCCAAGCTGTCGGAACACCTGTGTAATGCCCTTCACCTTGAATACTATAAAATATCTCTGAATAGTAAAACTTTTTTTCTACTGTTTTACTAAAGTCGTGCTGTGCAAGAGTCTGTATTTTATCATTCATATTACTATTATACCTTCTTTTCACCAGGTTTGTCAACCTTTTTCAGAGTATAAGAAGTGCCTGGCATACTCTCTTCCCAAACGAGATCATCACCAATATCCCAACCCATTTGGTTAAGAAGATCCGTTGGAATCGGTAACGTTAACTCTTTCGTGTACGGATCTTCTTCAATTTTTACTTGCCAACTCACTAGCTGAAATGCTCGTTCAGCATCTCAAGTCTATCTGTTGCCGCAGCCATTTTATCCAATTCTTTTTGGATAGTTTCAACAATATCAGAATGTTCTCCAATACCGACTACCTGCTGCATATAGACTTCAATATTTGCTTTGTGCACCGCAATGTCTGCTTCTGCATGTTTACGAGCTGCACTAATCAAAGTTTCTCTCAATGTCATAACCTTTCCTTAATATTTTTGCTTTGATGGGATGACGCCTCTGACGCCTCCTTTCGGATCTTCCATGTCCCCATTACGACGGAATATTAAATGTACATGTGGATACATGACTGTTTGTCCTGCACTTTCACCTACATTCAAACCTATGTTGTAGCCTGTGATGTTAGTTTTTTCACTTGCTACATTATCATAACCCATAGTAACAGCAAAATTAAAACACTTTAAAATGTTTTCTTGTGTTGCTTCTTTGGGTACAATTAATAAATGTCCTTCGGTTACAGGATACTTATCACGAAAAACAGTGAACTCACGAGTATCAATCTCAACGTCTGTCCACGGTGCTCTTTGTTCTGTTATTGCTAATTGTAAAGTGTCAGCCTTCATTAAAAGCCTCTTCTAATTGCATTGTTAAATTGTTTTGGTCCAGGTGTAGTAAATTCAAAACCAAATGCGTTTCCTACAAATACTCTACCATTCCATTTCATATGTATTTTATTGCTCGCCATAAAGATGTTTAAGAAATCTTTAGGCTCAATTCGGTCAACTTCTGCTTCAGCAACTTTACCGTTATCAGTACATGTAACTGTACATTTATTATCATAGCTCATACTAACTCCTCTGCAATATATCGTTTTAATTCTTTATCCTGAACACCGGTTGGTATATTATTTAGGTAAAATATATTATAACTATCGGACCCATATTTACCAATGCCATAAAGGTCGGTAGCATCAACACCATCCCAGTTCTCAATCTGGATACTCATCTTATAAATTCTTTTAGCTCTTACACGTTGCATACCTAATGGCTCTAATAGTTCTTCTAACATAGGAATAGTACAACTACGCAATAGACTATGTGCAGTAGGATACTTGTTAAACAATATTGTAAGAACAGGTTTTGTTTGAAGTCTGTTTACTTGGTTCAAACAAATAACTCCAACCATATGCTGCCATACGTTGTCAACTTGTTGTTGAACCATTAGATCGTCACGCATAGTCAGCAACATTTTCCCAAGGATAAACTAACCAAACATCTTCCTCAGCTTTATTAACTTCATGACAGTAGTAATCAACCTTGTCAAAATCACTTGCTAGATTTTCAGTAAGTGATGCAAAGCGAACATTTTCTTGCCAAATGTCTTGCCATGCTTCGCTATTAGGTAAACAACCTGCTTTCCAATCTTCCATAATCCAGTTAAACGTAGCACCAGTATCATTGATGTCATCTATAATAAGAATATTTTTACGTGCTTTAGGATAACTTTTACCATCTCCATAACCAAATGCATCTTCTGCCATCCAACAGTTGCTTTCGCTATCTCGACTATCATCACGCAAACTTACTTTTAATGCCTCACAACGTATACCAGTCATGTTACTAATAATAGTAGCAGGAACATTTCCACCTCTTGTTATTCCTACAATATAATTAGGCTTCCAGTTACTTTTGTACATCTGATTGACTATGCTTACACACATTTTTTCAACATCTTGCCAACTATAATAGTGCTTCTTAATCATTATTTTAAGTATTCCTCGTTATGTATCCACTTACCATTCTTAACAAAACCCCATTGTTGTGCTTTCTTACCCATATAAAAAATACTCCAACAAGGAATCTCATTCCCATCTTTATCTTTTGCAAGTTCTAACCAATGTAAATCTTTTGCTGTTCTAAAACGTATACTACCAGGACCACGCCAAAACTTACCTTGTGGTGTATGTTCCCAATAGCCGCCTTTTAGAATTAATGCTCCCCAACTCCATGGATGATCATGTAGTGTAGGTTCATCACTTACTAATACTTTATGTAATGTGATGTTAAAAGGAAAGTTCTTTCTGTCCTTCAAAAACAAATAGTATCTAACCAAATACGGAATACTACCAGTTCTATCATAGATAGTACGCTTTCTTCCGATCCAATCTAAAAAATTAAGTAACATCTGTAAAAATACCTTGTTTAACATCTTTGAATATTTCAAATACTCTTTTGTTATATTCATCTTCATTAACTGCAATGTTGTGCAGTTTTTGTTCCCAAATATTACGAGTGTCATCTGGTAACTTCTTATTTGCAAGAATAGATTTAATATTATTAATTCTATGCTGTTGTTTTGTTTCCGAATATGGTCCCATAAGTATACCTTTCATGTGATGTATCTTTTCGACTATTCATTAGTCTTTGCACTGTCATTCCATGCTTTTCAGTCATGTCAACTAATTTAATACCTTTTAAATTATACATGAGTGCTTCGGCTGGAGTAAGCGCCATGCAGTCCTCAGGCTTCTTTGGCTCTGATACACTGTAAACTCTTTTCTTATGAATGTTCATACTATCTCCTCTATAATGCCTAGCACTTCTGCTAAGGCAAAGATTACTCCGGCTGCTATAAAAAGCAAACCAAATTGTTCTAACATATAGCCTCCGTAAATTAAACACCCACAGCCGACTATTCTAAATATACTTTTTACTAAACTTACAGCAAAATGATTATCACTTGGATCTCTATTTGCTGGCATAATTATTTTTTCTGGTATTGGCATAAAACTCCTAACATGCGTGTTGTTGTTGTAATTTAATATTATCCATAAACTCTTTCTTAGTTGCTGGATCATCTTTGAACGCACCTTTAAGAACAGTTGTTTGTGTTAAACTACTATGTGCTTTTACACCTCTGTTCTCTACACAACCGTGTGTGGCTTGAATGTAGACACCTAAGTGTTTTGCACCTGTTGCTTTTTGTATTTCACGGGTAATGTCATTTGCAAGTTCTTCTTGAAGTGTTCCACGCATAGCACACCATTGTGCAATTCTTGTATACTTGCTTAGTCCAATTAGTTTCTCACTAGCAATAATACCAATGTATGCTACACCTCTAACAATCTGATGATGATGTGAACACATGCTTGTAAGTTCTGAACGAACAACTAACATACCTTCATAAGGTGTTGCGCTGTCATTTGGAAATGCAGTTGCAGCAGGAATTGGTTCGTACCTACCTGCCATTAGTTCGTTAATATACATTTTAGCAAGACGTTTGCCTGTGCCGTTACTGTTAGGATCGTTTTCAGTATCTATAACAAGACCCTGTAATACTTCTTCAAATTTAGAAGTCAACTCATCTACTAGTTGTTGCTTCTCACCTTCTTCGATGAAGTCGGAGATATTGTCTCCTGCCCAAAACCGTTTGCCGGCTTCTTTCAATCTTGCTTTAATCTTTTTACTTATTTCCAATTTATTCTCCGATGTTTAGGCAGTGGATTGCCTTTTTAATAATATTATTTTAGCACCTTTAGTAGATCATTGCAACTGAAATATTTTTCATTCAGTGTTTCTACTTGTTTATTTAGGCTAGGAAGAAAACTTTTGTAATTTTCCATATAGTCAATTACACGTTCTTTCACAGCCTCTCTATTGGAAATATAGGTTTTCCAATCTATTGTCCAATTACTAGGATATTTGAAAGGCAGCAAACCCATTTCAGTATAACTTAATCTGTCTGGTACCATAGGCAATGCTCCAACAAGAGCACCTTCATACCAACTAATACCTAGTGTTTCTTGCAAGTTAGCACTAAACACAAGTTTTGCTTCTCCTAGTAAGTTGTGATATTCGTTCTTTGATAGTTCACGTTCTTGACAAACTACCCATTCATATTGTGGAAGTTGATCAGCAAGATCACGGAATATTTCAACTTGCTTTTCAGGAGCAATCCTATGAGGGAATAAAATTAAGTCACGCTTTGGCATTCCTTTGTACATAGTTAATGTACTATCCATATAATGAAATGGCCAACCAGTTTGTACAACTTTAGATCTATCTAGTTCTGGAAATGATTGAAAGAACATATCTATATGAAACTCTGTTGCAAAATAATTATGATCATAACATTCAAACATACTACGTTCTGCATTCCTAACCCAAGGCTTATCACCTATTAGTCTACCTAAAAAGTCTTGCGGATCATAACTACCAGCATGCCACATACCACCAATACGAATGTTAATACCCAATAGCTCTGCCATATAGCGTAATTGAATAACTGTAGGATTCCAAGCATCAGTATAAAGAAAATAATCACCGTCTTTAACCTCTCCGTTACAGAATGCTTCTGCAATTTGCTCTAGTTGTTTACTTTTATAAACGTTAGTACCGCCGAAGTTAAGAAACGCCCCAGGTGTTGTAGCCTGAGGCGTATCTCCTCCGTTAACTATATGAACGTCATGGCCGTGAGCTTTCAACAGTTTAGGAAATTCAGTTTTCCACTGCTTGGTGTAACGAGTTTCAACTGCTTCTAAATCAACAAGCCATACTTTCATCTAGTTTCTCCGTTTGTTAAATTTTTTACGAAACGTTTTCTTATAATTGTTTCGATTCTCAAAAGCTCTCCAAGAACGACTTGCATTTTTGTAGAGATCTTTTTCATCAAACTTAAAACCGTTGTGTCGGCAAAAGTCTTTATATAGGTCAAGATCATCAAAAACCTTGACCACCTCAGGATGGTCCTGCCAGTAACCCATTTTAGGTCTCCTTTAATAACTAGCATACTCAATGTGGGCACCGTTCTCTCCGTCTTCGGAGACATCGATGTGGACTTCACGTCCAGGATATTTGTTTGTAATTTGATGCCACAAATCATCGGACATCATCTCACAGGACTTATAGTCAAGTTCTAATGTTTTTTCTGCGTATAGTTTCTCCATCCAACGTTTAAACTGAATAAATTCAATATCTCTGTCATTGTGTGTTACAGCGATACCTACCTTAAAGTGGAATATGTGTCTATGTGGATAACCTAAGAAACTCACATCATATTCATCTCCTGTTGCAAGACTAGGATCATCTAGTGCCGCAGGATACTTATGGATACCTTCTTTTGTAAAGGTTACCCAAATCATTCGCTTTGCATGTTGCAATGCGTTTTCTTTACCTTGTTCCATATCTTCTTCTCTCATTCTTCGTTGCATATATGTTGCATAACGCTCTTGTTCCATTGTAGCACCTTTTGTTTCTAATGTCAATCATTAATCTACTATGTCGTCATTTTCATATTCACGCCAAGGTGTAAACTTTGAACGATCCATTAGTTCATGTAAACTATGTGTCCAAACACCCGGATTTGTTGCTTTAAAATCTTTATCATCAATCTTAAGTGTAGCATTGTAACCAAACTGTTCAATGTACGGAATTGGTACACGTAGTTGTGGAATAAAACTATCACTTTCAATTAATGAACTTTCTAGCATTTCTTCTGCTTTTGCAATTGGAATGTCCAAAGTGCAACAAATTTCATCATCTAAAAAAGGCTCAATCATGGCTTCCCAGTCATCATAGTCTTTACTGTTTGTAGGTTGAAAACTGTGATTAGCACCAAAGAATATATGTTCACACTCATTGTCATTATATTGTTGAGATATTTCGTCAACGTTCTGAACACCTGTTACGAACAATGTTTTTCTACCATATGCAGGAGTATGTTCTACTTCAACACCTACAAAGAAAATTGCATCATTAACAGTACCTTGTTTATATGATCTTTTCATTTAAGCCTCCGTTAGCTCACTTTCTAATTTATCTAGTTCTGTATCTTCTCTATCGTCAGTCCAAGGAGTTTCTTCATTACCGTCATCGTCTACTTCAACGAATAACGAGTTTGAAATATTAGTAACTCCTCCACGTAGTCTTGCACCTTCTAAGTTTTTAAGGAAACTGTCGCCTTCTTTAATCATTGCGAACGCTGCCTCTTTAGTTGGCTGCTCGAACAGTTCTTCAACAAAGCGATCGAAGTATAAGATGTTACGTGGTACCCAATCTGAATACTCATCACTCTTATCTGCTTCTTTAACTTTACGCCATAGTCTCCAATCTGGTCTAGTCTTTTTAAGTTCAATATCAGTTAAGTTGTTTGCACGTTGTACTGCAACAATATGCTGATAAACGTTATGTGCCATCATTAGTGCATAGCCAAAGCTATCCCAAGATGTTTTACCTTCTTTACCAATCTTGTTTAACATACCTGGAGCATAATGACAAATGTCAGCAATGCTTAGTCGTCTACCAATT